CACCCCCCGAAGTCCATGCAGTCGCACTTGGGTTCTCAGCTGGCGCTCACCCCCCGAAGTCCACGAACTCTGTACACAGGATCGACTATGAATACCGCCGACCGTTTATGGAGCCATGCCGACAGGCTTTGGGCACGCCGTCGTCTTCGTGAAGCCGAGGCTTGCCTTTTGTCGTGTCTAAGAGTATCGGATACAAACATATACCATGTATCTTACGAAACAAAGGAGGAAGTATGGTAATGCAGTCCACCGCCGCGGCGAACGCGGCGCGCGCTTTGAGGAAGTGTGCCGTGATGTTGCCGTATCACGGATTTACGGTAGAGGAGATCGACTTCTGTTTTCCGTCCGGTGCGGGCTTTTGCCGGGACACAAGCGTTTGTATGGTGCGGTATCGGGGCAGTCTCGTTGCGTGGAGGCGCGCATCCTTCGAGTCCACCCCCCTGTTGCGGGAGTCCGTGCCGCTCGGGGGGTGCATCGCTTTCGACTCCGGGGTGCGGCACGGCTTGAAACTGAAGAAGGGTTCGCGCATTGCCCCTCGCGTCATGCCGACGTTGCTTGTCCCCGGCCCGGCGGCTCAGCATCCGAACGTCTTTTATGTGCAGCCGGATGCGTGGCCGATGACCACGAAGTCCACGTACCTTTCGGACGGTTCGAAGGAACTCGGCAAGCAGCTTCGTGCTTTCATGGAGTGCTTTGGTTTCGATCTTCGGATTTATTACGTATCCAACCGTTTCTGGACATTTCTTGATACGGGTGCCGAGGCATGGCCTCTCATGCCGGGGATGCCCTTTGGTTTTCTGTTGCCCGAATGACGTCTGGTGCCGCCGTACCCGAACTGCGGTGCGGCGTCGTATAAGGAAGGAGGTATCTTATGATTGTACGGTGCGAGTTTGAGAAGCACGAGCCTGTAAGGAATGTGACGGCGCTTGCGGTCATGTGGTACTGCTGCAATTTCCTTTCCTCCTGCCGTACGGACGGGATGATTGGGATGGGCGAGTGCCATGCCGCGCCCCGGCCCGGGGAGGACGGGATACTGTGGAGTCTGGAGGAAGCGGATGAAGTTGCCGTCTTTACTTTTATCGACCGGGCGAGAACCGATCCTTCGGCGGTGAAGTCGTTTGTGGATAGGGCGTGTGCCGTTTTCGTCGTGCAGAATACCGATGGACAGCTGGTAAATGAGGTATTGGCCGAAGTGGTCCGTTCGGTTTTCAGCACCGGCTGGAGCAGGACAAGCGGGCCTGAGTGGGATTTGGACCGGTTCTGTGAGCGGCTGCTCCTGCGGCCGGAAGGGGGCGGCGAGCACGTACCGCGAAATACCGAATATGGGCGGCTGTTCGATTGCAGGCGGCTTTCCGATGCCATATGTTCGTTTATCAATATACCCGAGAGCAGTAGCGCGTGCACGTTTGCGGAGTGTATCGGCTTGGACTTGTTGGGGATGTATGTTGGTGCCGTGTTCCACGGAACCGACGATTGCGGCGACGGTTCCGTATTCGTGCCATGCCATCTGACGCCGCCTGCCGAGATGCCGTATCTTCTGCTGGCTCAGCTTTCGGCCGAGTGTCTTCGTGCGCTACGTATTGTGAACAGGACGAATGTGCTTGCCCGCAGGTATGGATGGCGCAGGCGGTGGCTTCCGCTCCCGTTGCTGGAGCCGCTGCCGTATCCCGAGTGGCGTGCGTGGTGTGCGGACCCCACGAAGCCTGATGCCGGATATGAAAGCATGAAGGCGCGGGGCTTGCTGTAAGGGAGGATTTCATGCCGGACGGTTTCAATATGGTTACGGCTATGGAGACGATTCACAGGCATATCCATGCCGTAGGGTGTGGGGCACTGCCGTCTTGCTGGATGACGGGAGATCCGTCGTTTTTCTGTAGGGCCGACGGCCTTTTTGTGCCGTCCCTTGCCGTGTGGTTCGGTGCGGCCTGCCGCCGTCCGTTTGGAGACGGTTCATGGGATGGGTACCTCCCGCCGATGCCGCGCGGCTCCATGTGGGGTGTGAGGGACCACAGGACAGGCGATGGGTGGAGGCGGTATATTTCGTACGGGTCGCACGGGGTGGTGTCTGACGTCATGGAGATTATGGAGGCGGGCGGCGGGAAGCGGGAGGTGCGGTTCTTTTTCCGCAGGGATGCCGAGGCGCTGCTTGGCGCGCTGTGGTGTCTGGACATGATGGGGCACGTCGGGTTCATGCCGTTCGATCCGCAGGTCTGTATGCTGCATATGATGAAGTACGGGGACTGGATGTCGCTCGACGGGAGCGTGTGCGTGTCCGATACGTTCTATTTCGTCGATGACGTGGATGTCGGGTATGGCGTCTTGTGGCATGGGCGGAATGAGTACGGTCCCACGTCACGTGTCGGGGTTACCGAGATGAATGCGTCCGCCATACGCAAGCATCCCCACTATGAGGATATCTCGTTGCCGCTGTCCATCCGGACGCCCCGGTGCAGTCCCGGCACGAAGCCTCGCCCCGGTTCGGTGATTGCGGAAATGGCCTTTACCGTCCCGCTCCATGCTGCCGCGGGGCGGAAGGAAGCTGACCTTTGGTCAATACTGTGAGGTAGAGATGAGAAGTATTAGAGAGTACATCAAGGCATCGCTGTCCGATTCGTCCCATATCTTATATACAAACACACACAGCGTGCCGCGGGGGGTTGTGGATTTCACTTTCATCCGTGCTCCCGTGAAGCGGATTGCCGACGTATTGTCGAAAGGTTTCCCGTCGGGAGAGCATGTGTATGATTTGACTCCGCGCTGGCGTGTGGCCGATTGCAGCCGTGGGGTTCCCTTTGCCCACATAAACGGGGCGCGGCGGGAGTTCCCGCCTGCGGTTGAAGCCCACGCACTCCACGGAGCCTGCGATGCTTTCGAGTTTTACATCAACGTCGCCCCTTCCGATTCCGGCATGAAGTCGTACGTTCAGTTGGCGTCGTTCTGGCGGGGGAATGGCGGTGCCGGCCTTGATGTGAACATCATGCCGGATACCTGCTTCGAGGCGTTCGTGTTTCTGGAGGGCGTGCGTAGCGCGGGGGTGTTCCCTGCGGGGGCGCTTCCCGTGTCGTTCGACTTCGAGGGTTATGTTGATGTGGATGAGCGCGGCATTGCGACGTCCTATAACGGGGTCTTTGACAGGCTCAAGGCCCGCGGCGTGCCGATCCCTGTCGCTGATGCGGTGCTCATTGACTATGAGCGCGACGCCGGGCGCGTGGCGCAGGCTTGCGGGCGTGTCGAGCTCCGCCGCGTGCCGTTCTTCTCCGGTTTGCAGTGCTTCGTGTGGACGACGTCTTTGGGCTGCGCCATCGGCGGCTACAATCTGTCATTCCGTTACGGTACGCCGAACCCCACGAACCCCACGAACCCCACGAACCCCACGAACCCCACGAACCCCACGAACCCCGGCTTCTGGGATATATTATAGGAGGGCTCCATGTCTTCATTGGATGAACTTCTTCTTTTCAGCTCGGCTGCTCTGTGCACGATAAAGAGATCGTCGGAGACGAGGTATGGCTTCATACACAGTCTTTTCGTCCAGCTCCGCCGTGAGGCGGGGAGAAACTTCATGTCGGGCTATTACAAGCCGGAGACGTTGCCGTACATGTTTGCCTGCCGGGATGCGGCGGTCGCCGGTTCGATGGCTGCGGGCGTCAGGCGGCAGTGTGACTTCGGTATTTCGCGGTACGTGCCCGACGAGGTGGAGCCGCTGGTTTCCGTCCATGTCAGGCTGTCGAAACGTGCACGGTACATGGAGCTCGCCCGCCTGTCCGTGTATGCGTCCGGGGAGAAGCTGGTGTTCAGGCTGAAACCGGATGCTCTTGTCTATGTCCAGTGCCTCGTCGAGTGCTTCCGTCTTGCGGGTGTGCTTCCCGAGGACTTTTCCCTCGGCTGGCGCTATCTGGAATACATCAGCAGGGCGAGGAGGCCGAGGTTCTCGCCGGATACGCACATGGTATGGAGAGACCGGAGCTCGCCCGAGCGGTGTGTGGAACTGTTCGGGGTGCGGGACTTCGGAAAGGCGCCTCTGCACAGGCTGTGCAGGATGCATGGCACCGGTGATGTGCTGCGGTTCGGCCTGCGGGTGGTTGAAGGCGAGGCACTTCTGGAAATCGGCATCGACAGGCGGACATCCCCCGGGGGTGCCGTGTGTACGATGTGGAATATCTTGTAAAGGAGGAACGTATGGCGGGAAACAGAAACCCGATTGTGTCGTACATGCAGTCATGTATGAAGGATATGTCGAAATTTGCCTGCGGTGTGGAGGCTGTGGCGGGTTCACCCGCAGGCAGGCACTTCATGGCCCATGCACAGCCGCCCGGACTGATGGCGGCAGTCAGGGGGTGGTGGCGGGAAATGGAGGCACGAGGCTCTTTCACGACCTGTCCGGATGGATTCGGCGGTTCGGACTGGAGCATCGAGAATTATGCCGACAGCCATGTACACGATTATGTCAGGACCGTGTACGTCGACGGGTTCAGGCCCGAGCTTTTGCTGTCGGTCTGTGCCTACGGCACGGCCTTTCCCAAATCGATTGCCGCGGTCTTCGGGGTGGTGGGGAATTCCGGCGTGTGTACCGTGTTCCTCAAGCGCCATTGCTTCTTCCATGCCCTGTGGCTTTTGTACGCAATGTACGTGGAAGAAATCGTCCGGTCCCTTTTCACCGTCAATACATTCGGCCGCGTGTATCTGGAAGGGCAATCCGGTTGCCTGTCTCTCGGCAAACCCGAGCCCCGGCTGAGGTTCGCAGGCGGCCAGCCGTGCAGCTTGCTGGATTTCCCGGAGCCTGTGGTTATGTCCGTCGGGGCGGATGACTTCTACCTCCGGTCGTATGAAGGAAGCAACTCCCCCGCCCTTGCCGTTTCGATGAACTTGGATTTCCCGCTCCGTGTTCCGGCTTTCAAATCCCGCACACCGTCATTGTTCGACATTATTTAAGGAGGTTCCATGATGGCAACAGCACACGCAAGGCTCATGACTGCGGTTGACCTCACGTTGACCGCACCGCCCGAAGACCCCGCAGCCCCCATTGTCCATCAGGTCAGGGGGCCTGATGGAGAGGCGGACATGTTCGAGGTGCGGCAGGACTCTGACTTCTATCTCCAGATAAGCCGCATACATAGGGTGATCGGGGATATCGCGGAACAGTACATCCTGTTCGAGGCGTTCTTCCATACGGACAGGGACGTCAACATCATCAATCTGTGCGGGCTTGAAGAGTACAGTGGGAAACTGTTCATCGCAAATGCCCTCTGTTCTGTCACCAAGTCGCTGTTCCTCTTGAAGAAGATGGACTATTACCTGTCGAATCTGGCCTTGGATATGAGCACCGCCTCCGTTACGGACGGCAAATGGTCGGATACGGTGAGGCTCCGCGTCCCTTCGCAGGCCCCGTATGTCTGCTTTCCCTTGCAGCACAGGAAGCTGATATGGCGAAGTGCCGGTTTGGATGTGAATCTGTGGGATATAATATAGTTGACTAGTTTATATTTTTAACATATAAAGGAGAAACATGATGAGTGAACGCCATGAACTCGAGATGAAGGCTGAGGAGATATTCAATATGGTTTTCGCCCCGCTCGGGTGGGACCCGGATGATGATGACGAGGCGAAGGATATTGTGGACCGTGCGGTGAATGACGGCCTCATGGAGATGCCCGACCCGGACGACATGGAGAGCGCGCTTGACGAATGCGCGCAGACCGCGCAGGAAAAGATGCGGGATGACATCATCGAGCGCGTCCTCTCTGTCGAGAAGACCGTCATCAAGACGTATACCTTGGCGACGGGCGGCCCCGCCTATGGCGTGGAGATACGCTATGCCGACTGCGAGGGACACGGCGAGGTGGATGAGGTCCTGTTCTGGTATCAGGACTGGTTTACTGAAAAGGCTTATTATAGCGTGCCGGACGGGATGCAGGGCCTTGTGCTTGACGTGCTTGGTGTAGAGTATTGAAACCGTGCCCCCTCCGGGGGGCGCATATTATGAAGGAGAATCAGAGATGGATAAGGAATTGAAGTACTTCGAGCGTGTCTTGGTAAACGCCCTGTCGAGCCTCAACGAAGCCTGCGAAGAGGGGCGCATACCCCGGGATGATGCGTATGTCTTTTCGCTCACGAGTATCGTCGACAATCTGAACCCCAATTCCACGGTTCCTACGCAAGGGTCGAATATCGTGGTGATAGGTATGCCCGAGGACAGGGAGGCACCCTTTCTGCTCCGGGAACGGATCACGTTCGTGGCGGCAGTCATGCATTCCGTCATTGGCTTTATGCAGACGGGATTTGAATAGGCGAAAGCCTCCCTTTCGGAGGACGACTTCCTGCTGACGGATGAGGACCTCGACGGGGACTTGAGGGAAAAGGCTATGGCGGCGTGCATGAGCATCATCTCCGCGATGGTGGAGCAATACGAAGAAGATAAAAACCAGACTTGGAACTAGAAAAAGGAGACCGGACAATGGCTGCGATAAACAACAAGACGACGGTGTTTGATGCTGGTGAGGTTTTCGGGGGCCGCAAGAGCGGGCGTCCCGTGGTAGGCTTCATGGAGCCGAACCCCTATGTTCCGGACGAGGACATCAGATATGTCATGCCCGAGTGGGCCGGTGCCATTGCGTTCTGGTTCGCGCATGTCAAAGACCCGCTTTTCGTCTTCGGACCAACCGGATGCGGCAAGACGTCGGCTGTGAAGCAGCTTGCACGCCGCATCAACTATCCCGTGTATGAGACGACCGGGCATAATCGGATGGAATTCCCGGAACTCGTCGGGCATCATGCCGTCATCGACGGCAATATGCGTTTCGAATACGGCCCGCTCACGCAGGCCATGAAGTATGGCGGCATCTTCCTTTTGAACGAGGTCGACCTGCTTTCGCCTGATGCGATGGCCGGGATGAACTCCATCCTTGACGGCTCGCCTCTCTGCATTGCGGAGAACGGCGGGGAAATCATCAAGCCCCATCCGTTGTTCCGCTTCGTGGCCACGGCCAATTCGAACGGCACGGGCGACGAGACGGGGCTGTATCAGGGAGTCCTGCGGATGAATGCCGCCGCAGCGGACCGGTTCTTTATGGTCAAGGCCGACTACATGTCGGAAACCACGGAGACTGCGATGCTTAGAAAAGCCTGCCCGCAGCTTGACGACGAGGAAGTGGTGAAGTGCGCGTCCTTTGCGCAGTCCATCCGCAAGCTCTTCGCCGGCGACGGCGACGATATCCATGTCGCACAGCTTTCCATCACCATGTCCACCCGTACGCTCCTGCGATGGGGCCTCTTCATGCAGGTCCTGAAGGAGGCGCCGGCCAATACGAACTATGATTTCTGCAAGCAGGCTCTCGACCATACCTTTGCGTTCAAGGCGTCGAGCAGTGACCGGGTGGCGATAGACGAAATCTACCAACGCATTTTCGGATAGGAGGATGTATGGACTACTTCGAGGACATCACAGGCAAGACGTTCGGAGCGCTGACGGCGCTCCGCGTCGTCCGTGTCCTTACCAGACAGGGCTTGCGGCGCAACAAGTCCATCCCTGTCTGGGAATTCAGGTGCGAATGTGGCGAGCTTGTCGAGGTGCGGGTCGACAAGGTGCTGATGGAGTACGTGCAGTCATGCGGCTGCAAACAGAAGAAGATGCGATCTGATTTCGGTTCGCACAACAGGACGCACGGCTGCACGTCGTCATGGATATACCGCAGGCACAATGCTCTGCGACACGCAGCCCGGACGCGGGGCATGGATTGGGAATGGCAGGACTTCGCGTCCTTTCTCTCGTGGTTCAAACGGAAGTATCCCGGCGTCGTGGTGCAGGACAGAAAGACATTGCCGAGAGGCTATCGTTTTATCCGTGACAGCCAGATGCGGGGGTTCACCAGAGAAAACCTCAAGTTTATCGGGCCGGACGGACGGGAAGTCTATCGGCTCGACTAGGGAGTGCTGGGAATGAGAAAGTATGGGAATGCCATATCAATGGCGCTGGTGGCAAAGGCTATCTCCGCCGATTACGGCGTCACCGTGGATGTGGTGCCCGATGCGCCTACCGCCATGACGGGTACGACGCCTGACGGCAGGAAGAAGATTATCATCCCTGCCATCGAAGAGACGGATGAGAAGTATCTTACCTACCTGCGCGGATACATAGACCACGAAGCCGGGCATGTGCGCTTTACCGACGACGGGGTAGATATAAAGGGCCTCGGCCCGCTTGAACGGCATCTGTGGAACATCTTTGAAGACTGCTTCGTAGAGCGGCGTATGTCCCGCGCCTTTGCAGGATGCGGGGCGAATCTGCGGCGGCTCGTCTTGGAGATATTCGACAAGGACGACGGGCTTGAGACGGGTATGCCCGGCCTTGCCGTGAACTACTGCCTTATCCGGGCGCGTGCGGTGGACATGCCTGCGCTGATGGCGCGGGCAGAAGCGTGCGGAGAACAGCTAGATGCCGCCGTTCCCGGCCTGACCGGGCGGCTTGAGGATGCACTCGTCAATGGAGCGCGGTCGGAAAGCACGAAGGAATCGAAGGACCACGCCCTGTACGTAGCCGGGATTCTCCGGGATGCGGACGTCGATATGCCGAGTAATGCGCCGCAGCCGGGCGAGTGGGGCGGGGATGTTTTCGCAGATGCCGTCCGGAAGGCGATTGCCGAGCAGGTCGAAGCCAGCGAAGCGCCGCAGCCTGAGAATATGGAACGGTTCACGGCGTCGAGCGCCGGGGATGGCGAGCGGGATCGTGACCAGCTCCTCGACGAGCTCACGTCCAGCGACATCTACGCGGCACGCAAGGAGACGGGTGTGCTCGACGCCAGGTTGCGTTCGCTTTTGCAGACTGTAGCGCTGAACCGGGAAGGCGGCTATCGGCGCGGGCGTCTTGACTGCAACAGGCTTCACCGTCTCGCCGTCAACAACGTGCGGGTCTTTACGTCTCGCGTGGAGAAGGTATTGCTCAATACCGAGATAGGTATGGTGGTCGACATGTCGGGCAGCATGTTGGGCGAGAAGGCGGTCGTCACTTCACGCTCGCTCTTTGCCGCCATGTCGAGCCTGCGCAAGCTTCCCGTTTCCGTGCGTTCGTTTGCTGTGGGCTTTTCGGGGAATGCCACTGTCGATATCCTCGACCCGCATGAACCTCTACGGACAAAGATGTCTATTGTTCCAAACGGAGGGACGTCATGTGGCGAGGGTGTCGTCAGAGCCTTGATGAAGTTCGTGCCCGGGTCGGACGCAAGAAAGATCCTTTTCATCCTCACCGACGGCAGGACATACAACGAGGAATATTTCAGGCTTGTCATCCAGCGGTGTGCGGCGCATGGCGTGGAGCTTTACGGCTTCGGCATCTGCGATGACGGATTGCGTGATTTCATGCCCCCGTCAAGGTGGCGGCGGGTGAATGATGTAAAAGAGCTCCCCGCCGCCATGTTCGGGATGCTCCGCCAAGCCTTCGGAGTATGACATGAGATCGAAACTGGATGTATCTACCCCCCCCAAGGCGGGGAACGAGACGATTAACAAGCTGCTCAAGATATGTGCAGAGATGGGATGTACGTTTCATAAAACGAAAAGAGGAAGTCATGTCAAGGTGCGCAATCGGAAATGGAATTCTCAGCTTGTTTTCAGCCTGTCGGACAGTCTTGCGTACAGCAGCGGCAGCAATGCGCGCGCGGCGTTCCGTCGATTCCTCCGCGAACAGGGTGTTGCGGGAGCTGAAAATATGCCATAAGCTCGAACCTATGGTGCAGCAGGTGCTGCGTCATGAATGGGGCTATGACGTCGCGCATCCGTATCATGGTATGCGCGTCATGGCTATCCGGCTGATGACCGAAGAGCTTGCAGAGCTTGAGCCCCGGACGGGAACAGGCAAGGCGCTCCTCGTCTGGGGCCGGTATATCTCCATGAACAATCAAAACTACCAAAGGAGCGGACGATGAACGAGCATATGCAGCAACTGGAAATGGTCCTGACCAAGCTTGCGGCGAAGCTGAATGAATTCAAGGGGCAGCTTGCCGCCAACGATGAGAAGTGGCGGACGGTAAAGGACCTCTTCGCCAACTTCAACAATCGCCTCGTCGATGTGGAGAAGCGGCTGGAAAGCCTTCCCGTCGATCGGATGGCGGACATCGACGAACTCGATGCCGTCGTGAAGGCGATGCGCGCCGAGCTTGACGAACAGCGCAGGCAGGCGGCCGAGAAGCCGAAGCGCACCCGGTCAAAGAAGGCCGCGTCCATCATGACGAAGACCGTCGATATGGACGACGTGCAGCGCATCGAAGCCATGCAGCCCGAAGTCTACGGCAACCCCGAGCCTTTGAAGTCCATCGACTGGAAGAACATCTATGTCGAAGGTATCCATATCAATACGCCCATCATCAACCTCGTGAGGTCGACGCTTGCTTCGGGCTATGATACGGCCTACTCCGTATCGCAGCAGACGGGCATCCCGGAGGAGGCGGCGCAGTACATCATGGACATGAGCGAGGAAGGGCTCAAGGCCATCATGGAAGCCACGGCTGCAACGGACTAGACGAAGATCTGCGGGGGCCGCATGGCCCCCGCAAGGAGAAAGGGTATGCAAGATATTACAGCTTACGTCATCGTCTCGGTCGCGCATTATCTCGTGGTCGTCGTGGGGTTCGGGCTGGTGGCTTTTCTCAGATACCACGACAAGAGCTGGATACCGATGCTTGTCGCCACCGTGTTTATCGCGCTGCTTTGTCAGAGTTCCTACAGCAGCAGGACACATGCTACATACCCCTTGTGCGGATATGAATTCGAAGTGCGGGAGTGCGAGAAATGCGAGTGATTACGCTGGACTTCGAAACGTTCTGGTCGAGCAGGGACTACACGCTTTCGAAGATGGGGCCTATCGAATACGTCCGTGACCCGCGGTTCCATGCACAGCTTCTCGGCGTGCGCGTGGACCGTGGTCCCGTCAATGTCTACGAATCCCACGAAATCCACGAAGCCCTCGAAGCCCTCGACCTTGAAGCGGAAGATACAATAATCGCAGGCCATAACCTGCATGGCTTCGACGCCCTCGTGCTCTCCGAGCGGTTCGGCATCAGGCCCAAGTATATGGTCGACACGCTCGCGTTGGCCCGGGCAGCGGGCATCAGCCGTTTCCAGTCATGCAGCCATAAGGCGTTGTGCGAGTATCTGGGCACGGGGATAAAGACGGACGGCACGGCCGTGTCCGACGGGAAGCGCTGGCCGGATGACTTCACTCCGGCAGAACGGGATACGTTCAAGAAGTATTGCGCCGACGATGTGCTGCAATGTTCGGAGAATTTCTTCATCCTTTCCCGGTATCTCACGCAGGAGGAGCTCCGCTTTGAAAGCCTTACGGCACGCATGGCGACGGAGCCCGGCATCCATGTCGACCGTCCTCTGTTGCAGCGCCACCTTGTAGAGATCGACGAGGAAACCGAGGATGCGAGACGGCAGCTCATGAGCGTCTTCCACTTCGACACGACGGAGGAATTCCTTGCAAATATCCGCTCGAAGCCCAAGTTCTGCACGATGCTGCGAAGCCTCGGCGTCGAGCCGCCTATGAAAATCTCGGAGAAGAAGACCGAAACGAAGCGGAGGATGCTCGAAGCCGCCATGTCTACGGTTCCTGACGTGCGGGAGAAGAACCTCTATGCCGGGATGCTGGCCGACCCCGAGACATATACGGTGTGGGAACCCGCCCTTGCCAAGACGAACTTCGAGTTCACACAGATGCAGGAACACCCCGACGAGCGTGTGGCGCAGCTTGTCACCGCCAGACTGGAGAATAACTCATCTATTCGTAGAAGCCGTGTAGTGCGGTTTCTGGACGTCTCTGAGGGCGGGGGCAGCATTCCGGTCATGCTTCAGTGTCACAAGGCTCACACGGGCCGTTATGGGGCGGGAACGGGGGAAGGCAAGTCGGACGCCCTGAACTTCCAGAACCTCGGCAAGCGGAACCCCAAGCTGAAAACCATCCGTAAGGCGCTCATCCCGGCACCGGGGCACGTCTTCGTAGCCTGCGACAGCAGTCAGGTCGAAGCCAGAATGCTCGCTTACGAAGCCGGTCAGGATGACCTGCTTGACGCTTTCCGGCATGGCCGCGACGCCTACGCGGAACTCGCCGAGAAGATGTCCGGCATCCCGGCGAAGACCATTCACGACGGCAACGAGTCCGGGGACCCTGAGTGCAAGAAATATAGGACGGCCGCGAAGACGGCGATCTTGTCCGCAGGCTACCAAACTGGATTCTCCAAGTATTCCCATACGTTACTGCGTATGGGAGTCAAGCTCCACGACGACGTCGACCGGCACCATGCGCTGGCAAAGGAGACGCTCTACATGTACCGGGCGGATAACCCGCGCATCGTGTCGTTCTGGAAGCGATGCCAGTCCGTCATCGAACATATGGTCGCCGGGGGCGAGGGGTCTTTTGGTGGACCCGACGATGCGCTTTTCAAGTATGGCCTCATGGAGGTCGTGCCGGGGCGACCGCCGCTCATGTCCGTCAGATTGCCGAACGGCTATATGCTTCGCTATCCGAACATCCGCGCCGAGCGCAACGATGCGGGGCGGTGGGAGTTCGTCTATGACTCGTGGCAGGGGCGCGCCATGATGACGACCCGCATCTATGGCGGGAGCCTTACCGAGAACGTCACGCAGGCCGTGTCGTTCGTCATGCTTAAAGGGCAGGCCATCGGCATGGCGGCGGCCAAGGTGCCGCTCATCTGCAACATTCACGACGCTTGGCTCTCCACCGTGCCTGAGGCGCGGGGCGAAGCGACGCTCAAGATTATGAAGTTCTTCATGTCCCAACCGCCGGTGTGGGCACCCGACTTCCCCGTAGCTTGTTCTGGCGAAATAGGCTATAACTTCTCCATCGCATAGGAGGCGAATATGAACACCGACTTGGAAGAATTCATGGCGCGCACGATAGGCAGCGCCGATAAGGATGAGATGATGCGAATCTGCACTGCGTTCGCCGAGCTCGCCTTGTATTATAGGGAGATGTGGATAGGCACCACCGTGGCTCCGGACGACAACGTGGCGCTCATTGTCCGCACGGTAAAGACCGTACGGGAGGGAAAGTGATGTTCGTGTTTTCTCCCTCCAACATGTCGACTTACCGCACCTGTCCGCGCAAGTTCCAAGCTCAGACCATCACGAAAGAGCTCCCGTGGCAGGCGACGGCTCAGAAGTCACGTGGCACGCTCGTCCATAACGTGGTCGAGATGGCGCTGCGCTCCGGCCTCGACGCCGTCACGAGCTGGCCGGAAGGGATCGACCTCGACTATACGCGCAACAGTATCGTCGAAGCCCGCGCAGCAGCGAGCGGCGGGAAGATTCTCATTGAGGAAGAGCTTACGCTGAACAAGACGTTCAATCCCACACCCGAGGGCTGGTGGGATAAGACGGCCTTCATCCGGGCGCGGGCCGATGCTGTGATTATCCCGGCAAGCGAAGTGCCGCCGCTCGTCGTCGACATCAAGACGGGGAAGAAGTGGGACGATGACGACTTCCAGCTTCGGGTGAACGCGCTTCTTTTGCATTTCGCAAAGAAATTCCCCGTCATCCGGTACGAGTATTGGTACGTCGACAGTGGCGAGACGTTCGGCAACACGATTGATTTCGCCCGTGGGCTAACTCCCGTACAGGACGTCATCGAGCTTATGAAGGAGATGAGCACGTCCATCAGAGATAGTTATTTCCCGTCTCAGAAGAATAAGTTCTGCAAGTGGTGCGGCTTGAGCGGTACACCCTCCTGCGGTTTGTGAGGTTCGTATGGACGAGCGATATCCCGATTACGGCTTTGGCCGAAGGCTTGACGGAACGAACAAAGGCCCCGGGTTTGCCTCGATTGATCTGCCGGACGGAAGCGTGATGACAGAGTTTGGTGCCGGGGATATGCGTTATCCGAATCCTTTCGGGGCGTTGTACCCTACAGTCTATGAGGGAATTACACCTTGGGACTTGGAGACTCTCGCCGAAGTCGCGACGTATGGGTATTCTCCGTTGCAGGAGGAGGTATTCGACCGGGCATATGAGACTGCTGCTATCCGTAGCGGGCAGGGTAAGCCGCCTTTCTGGACCGAGGGGGAACCCACGCAATCATATATTAATTATACGCCTTACTGGAGACCGTGATGAGCATGACACCGGAAGGGAAAGTCAAGGACGTTATTAAGAAACGCCTTGCCGAGGCGGGCGTCTATTTCTTTATGCCTCGCGGTACCGTCTATGGCAGGCGCGGCGTCCCGGATGTCGTGGGCTGCATGAATGGGCGATTTTTCGCTATCGAGGTGAAGTCCGGGAAGAACAAGCCCACGAAGCTCCAGTCGATGGAGCACGACGCCATACGTGCGGCGGGGGGCGTGGCGCTCGTCGTCAATGAGGCGAACCTCGGCACGTTCATGGATGAGTTACGGGAGCGGATGACATGAATCCATTCAAGGTGGGGAATACCGCCGTCGTCTACCCGGACAGGGGCACTATCCTTGTGCGGGTGCCGCCGGAGGTGAAGGAGGAGCTGTCGGCCAAGGGGTTGGGAAAGAAGTTCGTGCAGGAGGGGCGTGATTGGCTTATGGTTCTGCCGTGGCACGAGGACGCCATCATGCTCATGAAGAACATGGGCATAGACATTGTGCTGGCCGCTCCGCTTGTCAGACGCAATCAGGTCGCCATCGAGGGCAAGTACGTGCCGATGGTGCACCAGTTCTACACGGCGGCGTTTATGTCCATGTATCCGAGAGGTTATATCCTGAATGACCCGAGGACAGGAAAGACCGGCAGCGTCGCCGTAGCGATGGACTACATGCAACGGTACGGCAAGGTGCAAGGTGCCTTCCTTATCATATCTACGTTGACCACGGTGCGGAGCGTATGGGAATCCACTATCCGTGAATCCATACCCGCAGCGCGTGTAGTGGTCGTGCACGGCAAGGACAGGGAGAAGCTCATCAATGAGCCGGCTGACTTCTACATCACGAACTATGATTCGTGCCGTCTGTCCGAACGGGCTTTTGTGGACGCCGTAAAGACGGGGCGTATCGGGGCGGTCGTCATCGACGAGCTCACGAATGTTGGCAACACGCAATCAAAAAGGTTCAAGGCTATCGACTCTATCTGCAACCGCACCGGGCTGGAACGTGTCTATGGCCTTACGGGAAGCCCGGGCGAAGACCCCGAAACTGTCTTCGGCATGTGCAAGATGGTCAACCGGACGCGCTTGCCCTGTACCACGAAGACTGCATGGCTCGACCGCACCACGATGCAGGTGGGCTTCGAGAGCTTCATGCGCAAGCCGAGGCCCGAGGCCCCCTATATTATCCGGAACGCCATGCAGCCCGCCGTGCGCTTTGCCAAAAAGGATATCATGGACCTCCCGCCTGTAGTCACGCAGAATCGCCAGTGCGAGATGACGGCGGTGCAGAAGCGGTTGCGGGGGGAATTCAGAGCCGAGTCCGTCGCATTGCTTGAAAGCGGAGAAGCCATCACAGCCGTCAACGGCGGAGTGCTTCTCCAGAAACTCATGCAGGTGGCGCAGGGCTTCGTTATGAACAAGGACAAGGAAGCGGTGGAAATCGACCATGCCACACGCACGGCATGTATTATCGATGCCATCGCGGAAACGGACCGCAAGGTGGTCGTCTTTTCCTGTTACAGAAAGGGTATCAGCCTGCGCGTGGAACAGATCGGGAAGGCGGGCTTTACCTGCGCATACATAGACGGGTCCGTACCGGACAAGGAGCGTACGGATATTCTGCGGCGCTTTCAATATGAAGACTCTCCGCATGTACTCGTATGCCACCCGACCACCACAGCCTACGGTGTTGAACTTTCACGGGCGGACACCATCATCTTCGACGGTCCTCCTCTGCTCGGTGGCTTCATTTACGCTCAGGCTCTTGAGCGGCTGAGTTCTCTGAAACAGGAGGCCGACAAGATAAGCGTCATCCGTGTAATGACGTTCCCGGAAGAAAAAAGATTCTTTGATGCACTTGACAAAGGAAGGGAGATGGGACAAATTATAAACACATTGTTTGAATCTATAAGTAAGGGTGAGTTATGAGCGAGAAGTTTTTCAAAGCAATCGAGTCTATGTTGCCTGCCGTCTTTTCCCGCAAGGAGCTGGAAGAACGGCTGAACGGCCTCATTACGAAGGCCACGATGTCGGCAGTGGATTCTCAGGGCAGGGGGCCGAAGTCCGAGCGCTTCGGAAACAAGATTGTGTATGTCCGGGAGGACTTCATGGAATGGTTCAGGGAGGTGTATAAGGATGGGGATGAACACGCTTCCGGCATTGATAAGCCGGTATATCGACGCAAGGCGAAGACGGCTTGAGCTGGAGGCTCAGGCGCAGGAGATAGCGGCCGGGGAGGAGCGCCCCTTGCAGGAACAGATCCTCGCACTGATGGCCGCCGACGGGGTGTCATCCCTGAAACTTGACGGCATCGGGCGAGTGGTCCGCCGCTCGAAGGGCCATTACGAAATCCGGGACACCGAGAAGCTTGCCCGCGTCATGTTGAAGAACATGTGCGTAGCCGTCCAGAACGGCCGTCCGATTACGGACGCCATGCTTCTGCAACGGCGGGTAAGCCGGGATGCTGTGGAAACGCTCTGCGATGGACGGGAACCTGCCGCACTTGAGGCGATCGGTCTTGCCTACGTGGAAAAAGATGAACTCTCAATCACAAGGAATTAGTTATGTCTCAGCTTGCACCTATTACATTTTCGTCCGTGCCTCCGGTCTTACCCTCCAACCTTGCGGCACTTGCCGAGCAGTCCTTCGCGGATGCCTTTTCTGGTTTCTCGAGCGGTCTTCGGTGGGTTCGTCACACCAACAACGGATTCGAACTGCGGCGTGGGGGGAGCACCGAAGATACCATTATGGTCAACGCCTTCGTTGCCGTCCTGTTGAAGGTGTCGCCGTACAACCACTGCACTTGGTATGAACGGGACTTCGCCCCCGGGCAGGAACCCGAGCAGCCGAATCTTGTTTGGCTTGACACGCAGGGGAACGGTACGCATCCGGCGGCGCTCCCTCCTCAGTTCCGGCAGAAGATCGTAAAGAACGGCCGTGAGGTCTGGGCCTACAAGATCGCCCGGCGTACCGTATGGGCCTTGGCGAAGATGGGGCCGACCGGCGTGTCCTCCATCGACTTCGACAACCCCGTGCTTTTGGACATTTCGAGTTCGTCGCTCTTCGGTCATGCGCAGCCGCAGGCTGGTATCTTCAAGTGGAACGAACTCGCGGCTTTCTGCAAGCAGCGCAGCGGCAACGGCTTCGTCTGCTCTCCGACCATGTTCCTCACCCGCATCGTGCCCGACAACATGGCGCACACCATCGGTGTGTGGAACTTCCAGCCTATGCTGAACCAGCAGACCGGACAGCTTGAGTACCTTCCGTATGACCTCATCGAGCAGGCGTTCACTCGGGCACAGGCACCAGATGTAGTAGAAAACGTCATGGTCAAGGAGAAGCTGACGATGGACGGCTCTGCCGTGCAGACTCCTGTCCAGCAGCCCGTCGCACCTGTCCAGCAGCCCGTCGCACCTGTCCAGCAGCCCGTCGCGCCTGTCCAGCAGCCCGTCGCACCTGTTCAGCAGCCCGTCGCGCCTGTCCAGCAGCCCGTCGCACCTGTGCAGGCGCAGAAGCCTGTGCTGACCATGCCGCAGGAAATTCAGGTGCCCGCCGCAGAAGACATGAGTGCGGAAGACCTCGCCGCACTTGCGGCACAGACTGCGCAAATCCTTGGCGGTACGGCATCTGTGGTCGCACCTGTCGCCCCCGCGCAACCTGCGGCGACGAATGAAGATGTGGCGGCGTTTAACGCACAGCGCTTGATTGACGTTCTCTCGTAGCTTGAAATTCGAGAGGAGATAGGGTAAGTGGTCACTCATGCTCTGTACTGAGTGGCCACTTATTTTTAACTGGAAGGGAGATACGACATGACGAATATCACAAACGAAAAAGCCCCCTTCGTCGGAGATACGATCAACGAAGGGGGAGGAGACCGGCGCAGCTCTGCGATAAGCAACATCCGGTGCGCACATCTTTATCGCATTCTCCCTCAGCGTGTCAACCCTTCCGAGCGATTTTTCTCGTTCAACCTATACGGCAAGTCGCCGCGTCAGATACCGGTACGCGATGTCTTCGAACTAGAGCGATACGCGGATGAGACGGCCGCTCGTGGCGGCGACGCATACTTCGCTCTCGCATCCTTCGCAGACGGTGCGCACCGCACGCAGGCGAATGCTGTAGCGGCGCGCAGTCTCTGGGCCGACATCGACGTCGGCAAGCCCACGAGCAAGTATAAGAACAAGGGCGAAGCCCTCGCAGCCTTGGCGCGATTCGTCGAGGCCACAGGTCTGCGGCCGGGTATTGTTATTGCTTCCGGCATGGGGCTGCATGTCTACTGGACGTTCTGGAAAAACATCCCCATCGAACCGTGGCGCGGCATGGCCGCCTTCTTCCATCGGCTCTGCATCGAGCAGGGACTTGATGTAGACCCGACCCGCGCCGAGGACCCGGCAAGCGTCCTGCGTGTTCCGGGCACCGTGCATCGGAAGACGGGCAACGTGGTCACAGTGCTTGGTTCAAATGGACCTATCTATCACGCCGACGATTTCATGCGCCGCGTCTACGACAACCTCGTCGACAAATCTGCTGCCCGTCCGCTTTCCCGTTCAGTCGCGCCCAAGCAGGTGCCCGTCGTGCCCAACTCCATGAAGCTTGCCGAGGCGACCGGTTTTATCGAACCGCCTACCGCCGATGCGGAAAAAATCGTGCGCCAGTGCCGCGCCGTCCTGTCCGCAGGACTTGGCACGTACCCGCAATGGTTTGCCATGATGTCGGTCATGAAGCGATGCGCAAACGGCAGAGAATGGGCGCACAAGCTTTCGTCCTTCGACAAGGGGCGCTATGACTACGGCGATACCGAAAAGAAATTCAATGCCGCGCACTACGATGCGCCTGCGCTTTGCTCCACCTTTGAAAATATTTGCCCGCGTGTTTGTACGTCGTGCCCTCATCACGGCAAGATAAAGACACCCGTGCAGTTGTCGAAGCTCATCATCTCCGAGCCTGTGGAACCGCCCGTACAGCCGGAGCCCGCGCCTGAACCCGCAGCCGAAGCACACGAAGACCATTTCGGAACCAGCGCCCCCGCAGCCGTAAAGGAACTTGTGTGGCCGTCGCCCGCGCAGCTGGCCTGCCTGCCTCTCGTGAGTACCAGATTCTTCCAGAAGGATGACGGCGTCTATATGAAGGTGCCCGTCACCGACGACCAGACGGGCGAAACGAAGTACGTCGACAAGCGGATTATCAACGGCCGCATTCAGCTCCGTTACTGCGTCTACGACCGCGACGAAACCGCGATGCAGGATGCGCGGAGCTTCGTGTTCTCCGTGTGGCCGACGGGTGGCTACGCACACGACGTCGTCTTCAACGTGAGAGAGCACATGCGTCCTGATGCCATCGTGATATGGCTCTACAATTCGGGTGCAAATCCGGCGGACCCGTATACCAAACCTTCTACCTATATCGCTTTTATGAACGCATACCTCAATTCAGTACAGGGGACGGTTCCGGAACTGCGTACATACGACCGTTTCGGATGGGTGGAATACAAGGACCGCAATACCCAGATGTTCCGCAAAGGGTTCCTCACCGGTGCCGGGCTCATAACCGAAGACGGCTTCGCGGATGTACGCTTTGGAGATCTCGCCCGCGAACATGCGAACCGAGATTTCGTCCGCAAAGGGTCGCTTGAAAAGTGGAAGGCCGTGCCGCAGATGTACAGGCTGCTCAAGCAGGAAATAGGACAGCTTGCCGTCTGCATGTCTCTGGCGGGGCCGCTCATGCCATACGGCTCGGGCGAAGCCAAGAACGCCATCCTTTCCATCTGGAGTGCCGAGTCCGGCAAGGGCAAGTCGCAGCTTCTGCGTACTTGCGCGAGCATCTGGGGCAACCCGGCTACGCAGTTCTTCACCCGTATGGAGTCGTCTGTAGCGCGTGCAAGGCGGCTTGCCATCTGGCAGAACATCCCCGGCTTCATGGACGAGCTCACCGACCTGAAGGACGATGATCTTTTCGCCCTTGCCTATACCCTGACGGGAGGCAAGGAGAAGCAGAAGCTGAAGTCATCGGGTGACGCCTTCGTGAAGACCGGAGACTGGTCGACCGTCGTCATTTCCACAGCCAACCGCTCCTTCAAGGAAGCCATCTCCCGTTGTGCCGGGGATTCGGAAGCCACCCTCCAGCGCGTCATGGAATACTGCTGTGATTTCGAATCCTACGAAGACCAGCCTGTAGTGCAAAAATACATCAATGCCTGTATGACCTGCTGCAACGAGAACTACGGATGGGCCGGACCTACTTTTCTGCACTATATCATGCAGCGTCCGGACCTTCTCGACACTCTGACCATCAGGGGCGAGCACTGGTTCCTGCGGCACAAGTTCGACAACAAGGAACGCTTCATGGGCTATGCCTTGTTCCTTGCATTGCAGGCGGGGCGGTGGGCGAATGAATGCGGGCTGCTCGACTATGACATGGACGCGCTCGAGAAGTGGGTGCTTAAGGTGTTCGTTCCGCAGAACCGCAAGGGTACGCAGGAATTCGCTCCGGATTTCATGGAGTCGATGGCGACCTTCCTGCTCGAGAAGTCTAGCGAGACGCTCGTCGTAAAGCGCGACATGCGGGACGAACAGACCGAACCTGACCCTATGAGTATCGCGGAGTTCGACAAGTTCGTCATCCGCTATCCGGCATCCTACCGGGACATCACCGTCCGTATCGAGACAGAAGCAAAAGCCATTTGTGTGGCCGTGTCGAAGTTCAACGACTGGTGCCGGGCGCGGAACCTTTCACCCAAGGTGGTGAAGCAGGAACTCGCCAAGAAAGGCATCAGAAGCACCATTAAGGTTATGTCTCTGACCAGAAGCCTCAAGGCATTGCCGACGCCCTACGTGCGCTGCATGGTCTTCGACGCCACCGCATTCACCAAGTTGGGGTTCGCAATTGATGTGGGTCCCGTCATACCGCCCGCAGCCGGGCAATAAAAGGATATCTGCGATGAGTGAAAAGAATTTCGTGTTCCTGACGCCACTGGTTATTATCTGCATCTTCATGTCGTCATGCTCGGCATTGGTTTGGGGGTCGTGATGGAAAAGTATTACAAGTTCGATGGCCGCAGCGTCACCGGCGATGAACTGGTATCTTTGGCGCATTGCCTGACTGCGGAGGGGCAGAAGGCGCAAACGAAGTGCGCGCAAGCAACCGACAAATTACGCAATTCGGAAATGGCGCGCATTAAACTTGAAGATCAGCTGACCGAAAGCAGAAAAGAAAAATTCCGCCTTAAGGATGAAGTGGAGAAGCTGCGGGAACAGATGGGTAGACGGCGCATCCGAGTCCGCTTCAAGACCGCATGTTATGCTGGCATAGCCAGTTATCTGGCTGCTTCGCTGATAATGTGGAATCTGGATATAAGCGAATGGAGTGTGGATTGCAGAGCCGCCTGCGTGATGGCTGCATTATCCATAGCTGTACTTGTCGAAACGATTGAATATTTTAAGGATGATAGATAGAACAAAGGCCCCCATATGGGGGCCTTTGATTTATTTGCGGTAGCACGCCAGCAAATTGGGGTCTATGTCGAGCAGCCGCTCCATGTCATCGATGATATCCGTGCGGTAGACATTCACCTCACCCCATCGACTGTCGGGAGACTTCTTAATCTCAGCGCCGCGCATACGCGAGCATGACGTCAGAAATTTTCCGATGGCCGCACAGGTCCTCGGAGACGTGTCGATGAAGTAGTGCTTGAGCCACGGGATGGCGGTTACAGCTTTCCATTCCCGCGCATTGCCGATGACGATTTCAAGCATCTCCTTCTCTTCCGTCAGTTGCTGGTTGGCGGCGGTGAGGGCGAGATTCTTCTCGTACTCGTCAGCCCAAGCTCGTGCGGCCTCGGCGGGGTTGGCGAAGTCGGGAAGCGTTGTAGAATAGCCGCCGGTCTTGCGAATGGCTGGAAGAACTTCTTCACAAACCCAGTCTTGAAAGGCCACCGCGTTCGGAAGATTCGAGCGCATCACGAGGCGATAGACATCGGATTCAGGGATGATATTCATCACAACTGGAGGCATCTTTGATGAGATTTCCCGTCCCCCTAAATCAGGTGAAAGGGTGATTTTATTTATCTTTTTACAGTGAGTGTTAATAGCATTAGCTGGATTGTCGTAGCCGAGAGACTTTGCTACATCTGAAGCCACGAACCACGGATCATCTCCCTGCATGACCACGCGCACGGAACCGAATTCTTCTTTCTCAAAAATCTTGACATCTGTGCTACTCATTGATAGTTTCCTTTTGCTGAGTTTCTAAACGCCAGAGGCTCTCCACCCCCGCTAGATGAAGACGCTTGACACCATCTTTTCTAGCAAAGAACTCCCTGAACTGTCAAGGTTCGGGGAGTTCTTGTATTAAGGGTTTGGCACAATGAAAAAACTCCCGCATCGGGGGAGCGGACCCGATGCGGGAGTCAGGCCGTATGCCGCTGTGCGCGGTGCGGCACCAGACCCGATTCCTGAATCTACTCGGCCTTCTTATACTTCGGCGGGTAGATGTAAAAAGTGGGTTGCACGAGCGCGACATGCCCGTTGCAGTTTGTAGCTGCAACGCTCACAGAGACACGAAGCGGCATGACGTTCTCGTAGGTGTCGGCCGCCACAGGCATCATACTGGGCGCGAGGCCCTCGAAGTACACGAGGTTCGTGTCCTGTCGGGCCGTAATCCAGTCATTGTCCCCGATATCTATGGCAATCGTCATGGGCTGGTCACCGGTGAATCCTACGGAGCCATGCCAGTACTGGCCGCTCTCTACGTCAGGCATGGCAACGCTTGCTACGGCGGCCGGGCGGCATTCGCATGGTTTGTCGGAACAGCAGTCATAGGAACAGATGAGATCCTTGACGGCTGCAATGAGTGCGGGCTGCACCAATGTAATGCAGGACCCGTACGGATGTCGAAGGGGCTCGGTGCCTTCGATGCCACGGTCAACAACAAGCAGGCCGTCGACGTTCATGATTTTCACCGCCTCGTACTTGGCGTCGCTGCGGATACTCGCAAAGGTGTAGTCTCCGTCGTCCGACAGGAGCGCCTTCAAATCATTCAGCGCACTCGGCAGAAGCGGCAGGGCGCGGTCGGTCTCCTGCATGACTCCGGCGAATTTCGCTGTGAATATTTCGTTCTTGTAGCTCATGCCAGCTTGCCCTCCAGTACTACAACACGAACCAGCAGGTCACCTACGACTGATTGCAGCCTTTCGACGGCAGCTTCAAGCTCGGCAATCTCCGCCGAATGGTCTGTACCGGGGATGCCTTGCGGTCCCATCGGTCCGGCGGGGCCTTGCATACCGGTGTCGCCCTTTGGCCCGGCAGGACCCATTGGGCCGGTATCACCTTTCTCGCCCTTGTTGCCTTTCTCGCCTTTTTCTCCGGGTGCACCGGTTGCCCCGCGCAGCCCGCGTTCACCCGTGTCGCCCTTGGGTCCCTGCGGCCCCATCGGACCCTCGACACCCTGCGGTCCCATCGGCCCGGCGACACCGCGGGGACCGGCAGGACCAGCGGGACCGGCAGGGCCGACGTCCCCCTGAGGCCCGGCTACGCCCTGCACGCCGGGGACGCCGCGAGGCCCGGTATCGCCGGTGTCGCCCTTGGGTCCGCGTTCGCCCGTGTCGCCCTTTTCTCCCTGCGGCCCACGGGGGCCGGCCGGTCCCATCTGTCCCTGAGAACCCGTATCGCCCTTGGGACCCTGTGCGCCCGTCGCACCGGTCTGTCCCTTCTCTCCCTGCTCTCCACGCACGGGTGTGTCCCACATAAGCCGGGTAGGGGAGTTTTCGGTATAGGCCAGCACCGCGCCCTCGAATGGGTCGGGAGGCAGAGGAATGCCGCAATGATGGTAAGGAAAAGGCGGATGCCCGCAGCCGCAATGGTTGTCGTGAATACCCATAATTATTCTCCACAGAGGTCGAGCGCAAAATCCACGGCCGCCTCGTCGATGAAGTGTTCTCCGCAAGCCGGAGTAATGTCGATATCGAACCGCGCCAATACGCAGATTTCAGGCGGGCGGCAAGGGGGAGGCGGCGGGGCCGGAGGATTCCCGCCGCACTCCATGCCGATATCGTAGCCGTCCGGAAGAATCGGGGCGGCTTTCGGCGGCTTGCGCGGAATACCGTGTACGTCAAGAAACACAGGGGTGAGATTATGCGGCATGAACCGCACAATGCCTGTGTGACGTCCGGGGCGCAGCATGGGGAAGAACGGCCCGAGCAAAAAGACGACACGTCCTTCGTCGTCAAGTTCAAAGGCATCGCTGACCACGACGGGGATGTCGCCCATCGGCACATCATTGAGGTCGACATCCGTCCGCACGCCGGGCCAGCATCCGTGGAAGTACCACGGCGACGCTTCCGGACCGCAACAGGGGGAGGCGTCAATTTGCCCGGGGATGATGCAAAGTTGCAGATGTTTCCAGTCAGACACCTGCCCGCCGCCGTAGGAGCGGATGCGGACAGCCAGCCGGGTAGCGTCTTTGGCAAGAGGGAGAATCATCTGCGGCTCCGCGCATCATTGTAGTAGTTGAGATTGTTCAGGACGGAAGCATACACTTCTCCTTCCTGTTCCGCAAGCGCTTCGAACTGTTCCCGAAGTTCCGACGTGTCCGCAGCCGACAGCCATGTGTTGCGCATGTCTTTGGAAAACGACTGGCTCTTGCTGCGCAACGCAGACTTCGCCGCCCGCAGGAGAAGGTAATCATCGATATCCGCCTCGTCCCATCCGGCAGCCGACAGCTTCTCGGTCAGGTAAGCTTCCTTCGCCGTCGCATCTCTGCTGATTGCCGCAGGGATGGCGACATCTACAGCTTCCCTGCGGATACGGCCTTCAAATTCTTCGAGCGCATTGTAGTACATGGCTTGATTGGTGGCGTGTTTTTCTCCGTAGAACATGGTGCCGCCGAATGCTTCGAGCACAGGTCCGAGCGTTTCGCGCGCACTGCCTTCCTGATGTCCCTTTCTCGTTTCTCCGGCCGGTTCGATATACAGTGAACGCAGGAGCCTCAGAGGGCCGACGAGCAGGCCGTCTGCAAGCGTCTTCAGTTGCTCGGGCGCAAGGTCGTACCCGGTCGTCTTCAGCAGCTCCTTCGCCACATCGTGGTAGAACTTCGGCGTAGACATCTTGCCTTGTACGGCCATCGACTTCGTTTCTTCATTGGTGGCCCACGTCACCTTGCCGCCCCAATAATTCCGATTGGTAGCCGTCTGCACGAGGCCGGACAGGATGCTTGGGGAAATGGCCTGCATAATCCAAGCTGTAGGATCTTTCGCCATGTCGAAATTCGGCTTCCCCGTAGGCGAGGTGTTGTCGAAGAGCGTGAAAAGCAGTTCGCCTGCGAAATGCTCGGGGGCCATGAGGCCGCGTTCCACACGGTCATGGCCAACGGCCAGCGTTATGATGAGCTGCTGGATGCCGAAGCCAAAAGGAATCTTCGCATACCCACCCTTGCCGTCTCCAATGGGGAGCGCCCGTTGCAATTCCGACAGGGACATCTGGTCGAAACGGCTCATGCCCGTATCTTCATCGTAACCCATCGACTCCTTAAGGAGCGGCAAGAGCGCCGTAACCGCAGCATAACCGCCGAGGATGGTCGCTGCTGCGCGGGGGCCGCGGCTGCGCAGGTCCTTCACATCACCCGTGATGCCGAGAGTACGCATCATGGCCATGCCGCCCTGCACCGTGGGTTTCACGAAGGGAAAAAGTACACGCAGGATTGGTGTCCACTCGCCCGTCTGGTAAAGGTTCATAAGCTCGAGTGTGCCGTGCGCCGCCTGTCTGGGATCGACACCGGCCTTGCGCAGGGTGACGAACTGATTGAAACTCGCAAGGTTATTGAAATAGTCATTCCAGCCGTCCAGCGTTTCCAATACCCACTTGCCGTTGCCCTGCACACCATCAAGCGCCTGTTTGAGCCCGGCGTATTCAGGCTTGTTGATGAGCGCCGCAATGCCTTTCTTTTGCTGCGCGACCGACTGCTTGCCGCCCATCATATCTTCGAGGGACAGCCGCTCGGTATTGAGCTGTGCCATATATTTCTGGTACAGGCCATATTGCTCGTATTCACGCCAGTACTGTGCGCCCATGCTGTTCGGGTCGAGTGTCCCCGAGAGAGCCCGATGCAGCTCGACTCCCGAAGCAGGAGCATTTACGAGGAACGACCCGGTCAGCCGCCAGCCCGGGATGCGGTTGCCGTTCCCGTCGTAATATTCACGTGTAAGCATATGGATGCCGCGCTCGGCTACGTCGCGGAAAGTGTTCACTACGGCGAATGCTGGCGTAAAACGTGTGAACGCCTGACTGTAGACGCTCGTCACCTTGGCAAGCCCCGACACTGCCCGTTCAAGGCCCGTCGCCGCCTTGCTTGTATTCTGCAAGGCACGGGAGACGGCAATGCCTGTCATTCCGGTACGTGCATCCGTCCAGTTCTCGTCGATGTAATAGGCTCTGCGCTGCATATGGGAGAAGTTGCCGTTCCAGTCATGGACCGGGACGTCGACTACGATGGCGCGGGAGAGGAGGTTCGAATAGTAATTGCGGTAAGCCGCATCGGGGCTGTTGGCCTTGGCCGTCAACTGGCTGTAGTTTTCCCACCTGAGCCCCGTATCACGGTTACGCTCCGACGCTACCCGTTCCATCGATGCCAGCATCATACCGAAGTCGCGCATACCGAACTCGTTTGCCGCCCGGCGTGCGTACTGAAAGACCGTATAGTACGCGCTGTCTGGCGAACCCTGCCTGCCCTGAATGGCTTCATATCTGCCCGGGTTGTACCCGGTAAGGTCGTTGACGGCACCGACGAGGTTATTGGCGCGGGAGAGGACCGGCACATAGGTCTGGAACGCGGGGAAAGCCCGTGCCTGTTCCGGCGTTACAGTCCCCCACGATGCGCGGTCATTTGTAATCTGCACGGCAATAGAGCTCAGACGGTCGCTGAACGCTTCCGCTTCTTCGCGCGTGACGCCGAGGGAGAGCACATGGTCCATGACCATACGCGCCTGCCCGTTCGTCATGCCGCCGTGAAAGACATGTTCCGGCGGGTCGACGGAATTGATGTGCTGTCTGAGGTCACGAATTTTTGTAGATATATCCGCTACTTTCACAGGGTCGTTTTCAAGCTGTGCTGCGGTGAGTTCCGCTTCCCATCGATTCAGAAGCAGCGTGTTGCGTTCGCCCATGTGCCGGGCGGTGGCGTAGTGCCCCATTGTCGCCGCCAGTTGTTCGGCGTCCATCCCCAAGCGTTCGGCAATAGGACGTACGGACAACAAAAGGTCCTGCCGCTGGCGGTCGTAAATCTGGAATTGCCCACGGATCTTCGTAGGCATCAGCTCGAATTCCTTCACAATACGGTTGTTCATGACCGACTTACCGGGGTCGGCAAAATTGTAGGCCACGAACTTGTGGAAATCCGCACGGTCATTGACGAGCCGTTTGAATGTGGAATTGACGAAGTCGAACCACTTGCTTGTTTCTGCGACCGAAGAGCCGTTCACATAGGCATAGGCGTTTTCCCAGTCGTTTGCGAGCTTCTCCCTCGAAAGCATCGCATTGTTCGTGAGCTTCGCCACCTGCCGTGCGGCGCGCATAAGCTGCGAGGCGTCCGTGCGGTTCACGTCGTTGCCCGGAGCTGTAAGGCTCGTGGGCCGCCCCGTCCCGGGCGCAATGAGATTGCGCAGCCGTGTGAAGATACCGGCACGCTGTGCCGCATCGCGCTGCACTCCATCCCGCAAGTCGATGATCTCGTCATTCATATTGCGGATGGGGCGTCCGTCCTCGAAGATACCGCCGTTGCCATGCGGCCCCTGCCCCGCCTTGTAGACGGAAAAATCATCCGGGCATCCGTTCATCGCGTCACGCACCATATGTTGTTGTAGACCGATTCAATCGTTTCACGAGTATTCTTTTCGGCTTCGGGAACCGCATCAAGCACCGCATCGACACCAAGCGCTCTTGCATCCAGATAGTCGTTGTGCATTCGTTCGAAAGACCCTCTAAGGTTCGCCAGTTCGGGATGGACTTTGGCAAACGCATCCCATTCCGTACCGGAGGGCACGCCTTTCTGGATGAGCTTCTTTATCGCAGGCCATGTACTTGCATTGAAGCCGTTCACTCCATTCGCGGCGTCCATATCGACGGCGTTCTTGATCCGCGTCAGAGTGACCGCCATGTCCGCCAGTTCGGATGCACGGGGGCTTACCTGTTCATTCCTGCCAGTGCCGCCTGTGCCTCCAGTGCCGCGTTCGCTTCCGCTTCTCTGACCGCCAAAGACTCCTGCGCCAGCACCCGGTTCCTGAACTCGGGTTCCTGCTGTTGCAGGACTTGGTCCGCCGTCGGTTCCCGTTCCGGTATCAAGCCGCGCTTGTGGAGCATCTGCATCAGGCGCTTGACTCGGTCCGATGTTCTGTTGCGCGGCCCCGCCAAGCCCTCCGCTTTCAACTGTTCTACCATTTCGAGGAGTGACTGGAGCGCCTGCGTCGGCAGGGGTTTGAGCAACACTTCGGGTATTGGCTTCCATTCCGCGATTGCCTTGATTATCTGGAAGATAAGCTGCTCTTGCTCGTCCTTCTCCATTTGCGTCCAACCGGGGAGCTGGCGCGCCATTGCCGCCCTGTCCGTCGCCGCCTTGTCTGCCATTGCTCAGCTCCTGCTGTCTCGCTTCAATGATTTCATCCAGAATGCCGACCGATTCAACCTTCGTGGCTCTCTTGAGTTTCGCATTGGAAAGTGCGTCACGAAGCTTCTCCGGCGAAACGCCATTCCCCACGACATCCGTGAGCAGCTGTTTGTACAGCGCGGGTTCCCCCGGATGCTTTCTGAGGAAGCTGACAAGCTTGTCCGTGTCAAATTCCGTCGTTGGGCGTTCATCAGGCCGGAAGACCTGACGCTGCGTATCCTGCCGCATGGCGGCATCAAAGAGTTCGCCTACACGCTTTTCGTCGAAGATCTTCGGATTTTGCTGGTGTGCGCGGTCGATCCAGTCTTTCAGCAGCGCGCGGTTGTTGCCGGTACGTTCAAGAAAGGTAGATACGATGTTGTCGGCGTCGAATTTGACCCCGCCGTCTACCGCCGTCGCCACGGCATTATACAATTGGCCCGGATACGAGAACCGGTTGACGCTTCCATCCGGCATAAGAAACGATTCCGTTCCATCCATGACGAGGTCAAGCCCGGGTGTCTGCGGTGTCGAAACCCCTCCTTCGGGACCGGAAGCTGCCGAAGTCCTGTCAGCTGTCGCACGAGGTGCGTCGCTTCGCCCTTCTGTCGTATCTTTGGCAGGCGACGACGCAGTGCGGCGACGACGCGCACCCAAAATGCCGAATGGTACGCCTGCGGCAATAGAAGCGGCGAGCGCTTCCGGCACCCCCTCGGTCACGGCATTGTCCTGCCCCGTGACCGAATTGTATAGAGCGTTCTGCGCCACCACGTCGCCTACGTTGATGATGGAAGCTTCTGCTGCGGATTCGCCAATTGACTTTGCAAGCCGCTTGGCAAGCCCTTCCTGCGAGCGGCGCAAGGCCGCATCGACCACGGCATCCTCGGCAGTTTTCGCCGCCGCCTTTGCCCCGCCACGCAAGAAGGGGCGGGCTGCTGCACCGGCGATACGACCGACCGGAATGGTCAGGCCGCCGAAAGCCGCACCGGTTGTAGCCGCACCCGCAAAGCCTTCCTCGATGGCACGCGCCTTTTCTTCTTCGGAGAGATTCGGGTCCTGCTCAACACGGGAAACATATTCGCTCCCCTCTACTCCCGCACCAACGCCAGCGCCGGCCAGCCCCGCAGCGATGGCAGGAATGGCCGCGCCGCCGGTAAGTGCCGAGGCAGCCGCCGCAGCCCCCATCGCCACCGGAGCCGTCGGGTCACTGGCAAGTTCGACGCCCGCGTTGGTCACGAGCCCGCCGATACCGTCCGAACGCTGCCAGAATCCCTGCCCTTCCTGCTCTCGGAGCATCTGTTCTTGCAGGTAGGGGTTCTCGCGCCGGATGTTTTCAAGGTCCGCCTGAAGCTCGGCATTGAGCTTGCGCTTCGTTTCGGCGTCTTCGCCCATCTGTGAGATGCCGGTAACGAGCTTGTTGCCGCCCATGCGCGCGGCATCCCACACAGTTTCCCAAAAGCCTGTAGAATCGATGGCCTTGCGGCCTTCCTTTACTCGCTGCGTATAGGGCCTCAGGCTTTCTTCGATGGCTTTCAGTGCCTTCTGGTCATCGGTGCCGACGAGTCGCGGGATATCGTTCTTGCGGATATCGTCAAGAACTTTAGCCTGATAGTCGATGGATTTGCCCGACAGCCCGGCAAGCTTTTCCCGCACGTCCCTGTCGTTCTGCAAAAGCGAACTGTAGGCGGCGGATTCCATGACACCCTGATTGCGGGAACGTTCCTTCTCCGTCGAACCGGGGACCCAGACGAACCGATAACCTTCGGGGGATGCAGGGTCCGCTACCGCCGTCCATGCCCCACCTTTGCCGCCTGCACGCGGACCACCGGTGCCGCCTCCGGCTGCGAGCTTCGCCTGTTGCAATCCAAACTTGGCTTCGTTCAACGCCTGCTGGTCCTGTGCCAGCACGACCTTGGTCACGTCGGCCAGCGACTGGTTCTGTTGCTGCGTGAAGTCCGGCAAGAGTTTGATCGCGCCGGACAGCCCGCCCGGATTTGGCAAAGCCATATGTTACTCCATCGGTACGAGGTCAATGAGCGTGCGGAACTGCTCATCGAAGATAGTGTTCGCGTTCCCCGGCTGCGGCCGCTGCATCTCGCCAAGCGCACGCAGTGCGCTCTCGATAAGGTATTGCTGCTGCTGGAACTCCGTATCCATTGCGATTTCAGGGTCCGGACCGGAAGAAGCTTCCGCCGCCTGAATCATTTCCATCAGGTCATTGGCCATAGCTTACCTCGAAGAAAGGATGCTCGGATGCACCGGACCACGCACCTCGGGATTGTATGCACCACGGTACTCGTTCGTCAATGCGCTGCGTGCGGCATTGCCGAGCTCCCCATACAACTGCGGAGTCGGGTTGTATGTCCCACGAACTTCCGGTGCCGTGGCCGCCGGGGGCGGAGTATATTCGATGACCTCCTGCGCCAACGGACTCATACCGAGCCTGCCCACATTGTCAGGATTTCCGCCATGCAGAAGATACCATTCACGCGATTCAGCACCGGGGGCGTAGGGGTCGGCGTAGGTGCCCGTGTCGCCCACGGAAGCATCTCCACCCGGCACGACAAAATAATCATCGTAATCAAACTGGCCGAGGTCGCGGATAATGCTGTCGGGCGCGGCCTGATTGATGGCCGCTTCAAATACCTCGCCCTGAGTGTACTGCGGCGTATTGATGGGTGTCGGGTTATACACCCCTCTCACTTCAGCTGGAGCTGTCACGGGCGGACGCTGTGGCCCGGCGTTGGGACCCATAGGGGGATTCGGCGTATCCGGCTGCTGTTGAGGAGCCGCCGTTTTCTGTGCGGGGGTCGTTCTTTGCGTGCCGCCTCCGCCGGTTCCGCCCGCCGCGCGGCGGGGAGTCCGCTGCGTCATGGCACGCAAAAGTTCCTGCGCCATGCCGTTCTGCGCCGGAGGAGCCAGCCACGGCCCGAGAACGCTCCATGCGTTGGCCATCGCAGGTGCCGCATAATTCTGCGGTGTACCGTTCAGAACATGCGGGTAGATGGACGGGTATCCCACAAGCGGATTCACCGATCCGTCAGGCCCCGCCATATAACCGGCCGTAGCATAGGGCGACCGCTGCATAAGCACGGGCGGAATGCCGTAGCGTTCTTGGGCTTCGTAGGCTCCGGGCGCGTTCCAGTAATTCTGAATGCCGGGGCGCGCTTCGCGCATGAGCGACGGCGGCTGATTCTGAATAGCCACAGGGAGTCGCACGGGCATCTGCGGCCCGGCGTTGGGACCCATAGGTGCGTTGGCGCGCGGCACGGGCATATTCTGGATAGTCATGGGTACCGGGCGGCGGCTCTGTGCGGCAATACTGTCGGCCAGCGCGTCGAATCTCGCCTGCGTATCGTCGTACGGCACGGGACCATCGACGCCGATATACCCCCCGGACTGTGTGGGGATGACGTATCTTGGCATGGGTTTCTCCTAGTACATCACGCTTGGGATGTTCATTGTGGACTGGTACGGATTCTGGTTCTGCGCGCCGTAAAGCCGAGAAAGCTGCGCGAGCGACCCCATGTCGGCACCGCCAAATCCGTAATCCTGCGGGAAAAGGGCGCGCTCGCTCGTACGGTATGCCGAGCCCAGACGCGCCATGTTGTTCATGTCACCAAGTACATCGTCCCATCCCGCGTCACGGTACGACTGACGATAGGCACGGCCTCGATTGAGGGAATTCAGAAAGTAGTTCTGCGTGCTGTCCGCGACACCAATATTCGACATCGCTGCTTGGTCGTACTCTCGTGTGAGGCGAGGGTTGAATACGGCTTCGTCCCATGCGTTCTGAATCTGGCCGGACTGCACCTTGTTGTACTGGTTCAGGTCATTCCAGTTGTCCTGCACCGCCATCCGCTCGCCCTGTACATAACCCGGCAGGGCACGGCTGAACGCACCTAATGCGCCAAAAAAATTAAAGGCCATACGTTATGCTCCTGTCGCGTCGAGCGCCCCGGTCGCTCCACTGAATCCCGGCGACGCGGAGACGATGAAGCCCCCATCATTGCGCCCGCTCGAGCCGAGGAACGTCGTCGGGTAAAACGTGTCGTTACGAGCCCCATAGTAACCGAGGGTGGACATGAGGCTGTTCGCCGCTTGATCGATTTGCTGCCCCACCTGATTGTACAGATTACGCGCCACGTCGCCGTACTTCAACGCCTCGGAGGTCAGATTGCGGCCAAGGTTCAGGATATTGCTGCGGCGGTTCCAACGCTTGTCGTTACTGTAGTCGACGAACCACTGGTCGTCCTGCATATTGTAATTGACCGTATCAACAAGCGATACCGCCTGCTTCGTCTCCAGATAGGGGACAAGCGTATCGTCCGGGCAAAGCTGCAACTTCTGCCTGAGCTGCCTCAGATAATTCTGCATCTGCGTATAGGCGGGATTCACGCTTGCTTCGGCCCGACGCCTGTCGTCAGCACAATCAAGCGTCTTGACGGGCTCGGTGGAAACTTCGTTCAGCAGCTTCTTCTCAAGCGGCATGTATTTGTTCTTGAAGCGGTTCCACTTGTCCTCGGCCATCTGGTAATAGGACTCGGCAAGGTCCTGCTTCTTGTCGGCAATCTCCTGCTGTGCAAGCGCGTTCGCAACGGCAACGGCCAGTTGCGCCACCGTGAAAAGCTTGTTCCACGCACTCTCGCCCTTGGCCCCCCACTCGGGAGCGGCCCAATGGCAGAAACGAATACTGTCGATAACGCCGTCTTTGCCGCCATGACCGGAACCATAGAGCGTCTTGTTGACGTCTTCGGTCTTGCTGGCGTGCTGCTTGATGGCATTGGCTACGGCAGTCGGATCGGCACAAGTGCATTGAGCCATCAGTCAGCTCCTCCAATCGGCATCTGGGGTCCGGAATTCGGGGGCGTGGAATTCATGTTCATCTGGCCGTGCGCCTTGGCGTACGCCTGCTCCCGCTGCTGGACGTATGTGGTCGGATAGGCGGTAGGGTTGCGGTTCTGCATGTACCCAAGATAAGTCCCGGCCCCTTCAAGCCCCTTCCATGTCTGGTCCCACAAGTCTCCGTAAATGCCCGCCGTGGCCTTCGCAAGCGAAACATTGTCGGCAATCATGTTCCGCCCCCGTTTTGCAGTGGCGAACTGCCGCTGGAACCGTTCGTCGTCTCTGGCTTCGATATACGCCCGCTCATTCCGATAGCCAAGCCCGTCAGCCAAGGCCACGGCGCTTGCATTTGCCGCGACGAGTTCCGCCACCATATCGTTGCGCAAACCTGTACAGTATCGAGACGTACAGCGTACCGCCCGGTCTACGGCACCGCGAAACTGCATCATGGCAATGATTCGCGCCCGGCCTCTGGCCGCTTCATATTCGGGTTCCGGCTCCGTCAGAGCCATCGCTTCTTCAAGTTCTTGGTCTTCTACCGGAGCGTAAAAATCGTTGTAATAGTCAAGCCAGTTCTTTGCAATCTTCCAATACTTTTTTGCCATCTTCCATTCGGCTTCGGCTATGTCGATGGCTTTCTTCGTATTGTAGGCGGCTGCGGCGACAGCTGCTACCGTAATGAGGTCGGCAAAGATTGAATGTTCTCGGTCGTTCGACCCGTGTTCTGCATTGCATTCGGTATCACTGGCGTAGACCATAGCTTACTTCTTCTTGTAACGACGCAGAGTGAATTTGTTTTCTTCGACCCATGCGACCGGCACGGGCGGAATCCGGTCCCCGGCATCGTCGGCCACCCAAAGCTCGTCGCATCCGATATAGCGGATGGCTTGGGCCGCATGAGCGAAAAGCGCTTCCTCAAGCCGAGTATCTCCCCGGGTGTACCAGTCTTCAACCTTGAAGACGGACGCCTCGTAAGGCAGCGGACGGAAAACCATACCAATCAGGTAGCCGACGGGTTCGTGGCGTTCGTCGTAGGCGATGAAAATCTTTAGCGTCTTCGCATACCACATCTGCGCAAACGCCGCGACGTTCAGGCTGAATGGCTTTTTATAGTGCGGCTCTTTATCTTCTCGCCATGATTCGGCATAGAGTTTGCCGATTTCATTCCCCAGATTGTCGACGGCAATGTTGATGTCGTCGTCCGGCTCCAAGATATCAATCGTCCATTTACCCATAAACTCGCTCCTTTATTTCTCTGCAACATAGCGAAACCCGCAAAGGATGGCAAGTACATAAACAAAACCCCGCCGTGGGGCGGGGTGTGGTCGGGCTACTTGCCGCAGCCCTTGCGCTTCTTCGAATACATCATGGCGTATTCCTCCTTCTTGGATCATTCATTCGTATCATCGTCAAGATATTTGCGCAAGGCTTCGAGGATGCTCGCATCCCATTTCAACTGGCGGATGGGAGTCCCATCAGAATGCCGTTTCCCCACATCGAGTATCACGGCGTAAGGCGCGCCCTCTTCAGTCGGTACCCATTGGCTGGTGGCAGGGTCCAATTTCTGATACCCATGTGCGAGAAGCAACGAATTGATGGCTCTCGCAGATTTACCTCCCAGCGTTTTACCGATTTCCGTTGGCGTGAGAAGTCGATTCTTGGTCGGAGCCACAAGCTGGATGCCCATCGCTTCGAGTGCGGACTGCCCCGTCTCATGCCGATAGAGTTTATCTAGGGAAAGCGCCATCTGGTTGCCGACGATGCCTGCGAATTCAAGAATAATCGACGCCGCTTTCAGCCTATCGGGGAAGTTGGATGGCAGCGGGGCAACGCTGTATGCGCCCGTCTTACGAATGGAAGGAAGAACTTCTTCGCAGACCCAAGCACGAAACGCCTGTGCAGACGGAAGATTGGAACCAAAAATCAAAGCGTAGACATCGGATTCTGGGATGAAGTGCATGCCGCGTGGACCAATTTCCAAACCCGGCATTTCACCGGGTTTGAACAATTTCGTATAGTTACAATGACGACGTACGGCGTCATCAGCATCAGAGTAACCCAAAGCCCGAGCAATATCCGACGCGCCAAACCACGGCTCGCCGTCGTGTATAACTGCACGCACGGAACCAAATTCTTCCTTGACAAAAACTTTGAGCTCGTTCATACATACTCCTACGAGGTTAACGGTTCATGAATACCAGAGCCCCTTGACCTCCGCTAGATCAGTTGGTGTGGTAACCTTTGTCTAGCACGACCCCTCCTCACCCGTCAAGGATGAGGAGGGTTTTTCTATTTGACAATGCCGCATCGCTGCACTACAGTCTTTTCACCCACCCTATCTCCACCTCCCTAGATGGTCCCCCGCCATCGACAAACCCCCGGCAATCCGCTTCGTGATTGCCGGGGGTTTGCTTATTTCTTTTTACCGCGGTACTGCTGATAAGCTACCGCAAGCCGTTGCTTCTGCGTCGGAAATTCTTTAGCCGCACTCGATTTCATGAATCGCTCTACGAACGCCTGCCTCGATTCTCCCTTCTTTGGCGTGGGAAGCGGCATGCCGTCCTCACTTCTTCTTTCCGGTTTTCTTGGCCGGTTTCTTCTGGAACGGCATCGGACGCTGCTCGTCTTTGCCTTTCTTGAGAAAATCGTTCGGGGCCTTGCCTTTCTTGGTCGCTTGTTTCTGCATGTCGCACTCCTTTAAAAGTATCGTTGAAACCATGTTACCAGCGCCGAAACCACACAGGCGACGCCAGCGACCCAGCCGGTCATATAGAGCGACTGGCGCTCCATTTTTGTGATGCGGTCTTCGAGCTGCTCCAGTCGCGCCCCGACTGTGGAATCTATCTGTACGCTCAGCATATCGACTTTCACTTCAAGCCGCGCCACAGTCTGAGCTATTTCAAGATCGTGTTGCGATACGTTATTTCCCGCCCTATCCATACTAGCCTCCCCATCCAAGCATGATGAAAAGTAGCCGCGAGACTTCATCAAGCATAGGAGGAGGTAATTTAACATCAGGAAAATACGTAGTAATGAGCAAACGTACGGGTACTTCCCATACGAAGCACAGGGCGAGTATCCATCCGAGAAAGCTTCGCCAGAGCCGCAGGCGGGAAGCGGGGGCTCCTGCAATTTCCTGTTCGTTTATCTTGGCCTGCGCCTCGGAAAGCTTTTGCTTGTCAGGCAGAAACTTGCCGATCTTATCTAATAGCGTGCCGATGAATGGCACCGCACTCCAGAACGACATGGTGGCCTCCTATGACGGATAAAAGGCAGACGGACGAGGCTTCGTGATATCCACGTCGGCATGAATCCATGTGGGCGCAAGTTCAATACGTTCAAACCCGGCAGCGAAGAGCCCTTTCAAAATCTTCCAGCGGTTCTGCGAAGTATTGCAGCGGATGTCTACCGCCAACCCTTTTGTATGCGCCGACCCGGGTACGCCTCCGACTTCCCGATTGTGTACTTCACAACGGAAACCAGACGAAATAACAAAAGGAATACCGGCCACTTCCCGTGCATGGTCGAGACGCTCCAGCAACTCCAGCGACATGTGCTCTTCCCCGCCTCCGCAATGCCCGCATTTGCAGGCGAACTCCGATAAATTGAAATATTTCACAACTACTCTCCTGCGTTGACTGTGAAAAAGGACGTGCCGAGGTCCGCAAACTCGACGGGCTCTATACCTTTGAACTGCACTCGCCACCACGGATGACGCCCCGCACGGGGCAGACGGAAAGGTCGCTCGCCCACAACCATACGCCGGTACACCTCGGTACCGACAGACGACACCAACGTGAACTCCGTTTCCTTTGTGCGCACCTTGGCTGAAGTGGGCGTCCACAAATTCCCCAAAGCCGCACCGCTCTGCGGCGTTGCCGCAGCCATGCCCGGCTGATGGTGCTCGCCCGTCAATTCCCGACTCAACCATTGGTACGGCCGCAATTCGTCCCCGGAATTCCACACGTACAGCGTCTGGTCTTCCAGCATGAAAAGCGTCCCGTTGCTGCTGGTCTTGAGATCGATAGGCGTATCGGACAGCGTCGTCAATTCGGCCCCCTTCATATCGCCGTAGGGGTCCCCATTGATGTCGAGAAGAAACGTCACAGTATCCGAGACAATGAAAAGGAACCCTTCCCAATACGCCATGCGGACAGTCTCCGGCCTGATGAGCGCCCAATCGTCTTCGCTGAACCACTTCTTCGTCAAAATATGCCACTTTGCCGAAGAATCAATAAGTGTCACTCCGAGCGGAGAGACGTAGACATAGCCATGCGGCGTCATCACGGCAGAGCTTGAATGCCCACAACTGATATCCGGAAGAGGCGTATCAACGTCGATAACCGGAGTGCACTTTGCATCTTCGCAACTGGAAACATCGATGACATATGGGACGGCATCAGTCGTAACGTAAAGCCGCTGGTCAAGTGCACCCATATGGATGATGGTGTGGTCGAGCGTCAGGTCATACTTCACAGGCCAGTTGTACGGCTGATGATTTTCCGAGAGGTGGACCCGGTTCTTCACTGTCCCGGCCAGTCTGTTCACTCCGCCGATAGCGACGATATTCTGCAACCCCTTCGGCGGCATACGGACTTTCTGCGTTTCGCATACAGGCCCGAGCCCAATCATCTTCACGGTATCTGTGAATGACGTTGTGGGAAATTCAATCGTCGTGACGTACAGGAAATCAGTCAAAGGCTTTTGAGTCTTCACGTCATCCTGACGAAAACCGGTCGCCGCGCGATACAGATTGGCTGCGATGATGCCATACCCTTCCGGCGGCAACGCAATGCCGGAAACCTGTACCGACACGCCGTCCCTGACCACAACAATATTACTGGCTGGAGAGGGGGCGGATTCCTCTCCCCACTGATTTACGTAGGTATAATAATAAGCGCGCGCGTCCGTACGGCGATCACACTCCTCGGCTGCTGTCGCCACCGGCGGCGTCGTCGGAGCCGGGACACCAAGGAGCTGATATACCGCTTGACACTTCCGGTTTACGACAGCGACTTCCGCATCGGCGCTACGCCCGGTCACATAGAACCTCCCCCAGTCGGGCGCGAATTCGGCAACAGACACAACCGACGGCGACGGCCAGTATACAGGACAGCAGCCGTAGATATGAAAGGTCCCCGCTGTCTTCAACGCACTGTTGGTCTGACTGTTTTCGAACACGCACTTCTCGCGCCACGCTTCCAGCCGCCCATTGCGGAGCTTCACATCATGCGCAATCTCGGCATTGAGCGCACCAAGATTATGCCGCGAATAGCGTGGAATGATACCGCAAAAATTACTGAGGGTTACACGCATAATCTAACCTCGCAGGGCAGTAGTCATAATTTCGACGACCCCTGTAGGCACAGTAAGTTGAGGTTCTTGCATTATCGCAGCCTGAGGAGAATGTATGCGCGGATAGATACGTAAGGTATGCTGTCCGGCACTATAAACGTCTCTGGTCCGAACCATGACGCATGTGCCCGGAACCGCTTCTTTGCTGTCGACAATACGTGCACCATCCAAATCGGCAATCCATCGGGTGTACATATGGAATGGGGTCGGGCTTTCTGTATCTCCTGTCGAAGTCCAGCTACCATACCCCCAAAAACGGAAGAACAAAGCCGAAGACTCCGCCATAGTGAAGTTGATGTCATAGTAATTGGCCTTACCTTGGAACTGGTCCGCTTCTGTAGGACCCAATTCTATGTTATCATACTCCTTTTCCAAAGTAGTACCATCAGAACTGAAGCCTATGAACGACGCCACGTTCGTAGCATTGTGCCCCGTCGCGCCATTATATGTCCTGCCATTCCAGTCTGTGACCGAAATGAAACGGACCAGATGGCCTTTCAAATCCGTATACCCGCCGCCACCAGATGAACATTCGTCCGCCGGAAGGTCGCGAATACTCGAGATAAGCCCATCCTGATTGACTGTATAATCTACACAGTCCACACGGAATGTATGGGGCGTGACGGTCCATTCCTTGCGCAAGGACGTCACACGCCCGTACTCGTCGACTGTAATGACCCAGTTGGCTACCCGATGTTCTCCCGGCGTAATGCCTATCACAGGAGCCAGAGACACAGTCGCTGTGCCTTTCTGTGGGTCATTCTCGACATTAATGCCTTCTCCGGGAAGAATAGCCTGAAGCCCCTTGTTCCCGTCATCCGTGTACCCGACGATGTGGCCATAACGATCAATGGAAAGCCCCATTGCCGTCTGAATACCCGCAGCCGATTCCTTATGCGAAACACGGTAGGGATTGGCTCGAGGGCCGTCACCAGTCACACTGATGCCGTCATTGCCTGCCTGCACGTACACACGCTCGCCACCGCCGCCACCATTGCCCGTGATAATAATAGGGTCTTCCGGCGTGCCGGTACCGGACACGTCGATACCATTCTCGCCCTGTATGCTGACACACACATAAGGCCGCCCATTGGCGTCTACACGGAGAATATTGCAGCCCATCGGAGACGGATTAATCCCGCCGCCATCCCCACCTTCACAATCCGTCGGCACAGGCGCACACGGAGACGCTTGGTAAACCGGAATACCCGCCTTCTCGACTCCGACGATACAGCCGTCAGCGATAATAATCTTATCGTAGATGCCGTCTTCGGGAATATCTACAAGACGAGGAGACGTGTACTCTACGCACCCGCCAGAGTTCTGCGCAAGCGACCCGCCCCACGGAAGGCAGAAACGCCATGTCGGGCACGGTGCTTTGGTCTGTTCGGCCTCGATTACTTGGTCACATGTAGGTACATGCCGAGGAATACAATAGGCATCGTCACTCATAATCCCTTCCCGAAATTCATCTTGATTGCGCCTTGCATCTTGTGCTTGGCCACCGAGACTGCGGCATCGCGGAGCATATGCTTAAACGTCTGATAATACTCGGCACCGAGACGAAGATTCGACCACGGCCTGCCGGACATGAGCATTATGCCGGATTTCGCACCTGTTAGCAACAATTCAAAATGCCTGTCGAAAAATGATTTCGGCAATTCACATGCCGCCATGTCTGGCGCTACGGCAAGTGCGATGCGGAACTGGCTGCCGCAATGCCCCGGGTCAATGTGCAACACTTCCTCTACGTCGTCATACCACGCCACCTTCCGTCCGCACGCACGCAGGCATCCCTGTTCCGGCGGTACATAGCTTCGTGTGACGCCACGTACGCCATGACAACAATCCTCTTCGTAGATGCCAAGGATAGCGCATATTTCTTCCCCGTCAGGAGACTCGAGCCTGTATCGCGTCACACAAGATTCGGGATGCAGTAAAGCAAAACGGCGAATCAAGGACCCCTGCCGGGCCGCCGTGTTCGCCGTCTTTCTGATATGATGGAAAAAAATATCGTCCGGTACATTAGGAAATTCAAACCGGAGCTCGTTCACGAAATCACTGAGAGGAACCTTTTTGTAGGGTTCGTAAATCAGCATTTTGCTTATCCTCTTCCTCCCGGTCCGCAAGGGCGAGCTTGAGCAACTGGAAGTACGTTTCTTGATGCTGCTTGCCGACGGACACGATGGCCGCATTGTTCTCGGAATCCACCATCATGGCGCGGTAAAGCATCCATTGCTTCAACATGGGAACAATCTCGTCCGGCACACTGGAATGCTTGTCATTGCCTGTTGGCTGCCGGTAACATTCTATAACCACATGCCGCTTCTCGCCATACGGCACCGGAGGGATAAGCCGGAAACGCGAATGATCCTCCGCATTGATGGAATATCCATGCGGCAGATAATCCTTGCCCCGCTGCACAGGGCAGGGGGCTTCGGGAGCCCCCACCCATATGAATTCATCCGTGTCCAGATATCTCCGCAAACGCCGCGTGATGCGGCCTTGCGATGTGGATAGTCCAACAACACGAAGCACCTTGGTGCAAGTACACGCCTTCTGCCAATACTCACCCGATTCCACTTCGATGACGACACTCGATGTGAACAGGTCCTTCAACCGGTAAGAAACATCGATAAGCCCCTCGCGCAGATACGAATGCAACTGCACGAAAGGCCATCGAACATACTCATGGCCCGGTTCTTGATCGTTCAGATCAAGAGAGACTTCACGGATGATATCGGCAATGACGGCCATGACCTACTCCAAAGCGGCAGCTAAAGCGTCGAGCGAGTTCTTGAGCTTGGCAATCTCGGCAAGAGGGACAGCCCCATCCTGATATTCCACAGGTTGAGGTTTGACCTCTTCATCCATAATGCCGCTGTTGAACCCGCCCGACATCTTGTCGGCGTCGGCAAAAAGTTGTGCTTGCGCCTTCAGGACGAGAAGCCGCTGCTCTTCGTCCGAAAGTTCCCCGGGTTCGACATCAGGCATCCATGCAGAAGGGTCAGTATTGCCGTTCACGTCACAGCACTCCACAAGCGTGGGCTGTTCCGCCAGCAGCTGGTCCCAAGGCAGGATACGACCGGATGCCTTAATCTTCACATACTTCGACCGAGGCAACGGCGGCAGGATATTCTCGGCCCCGAGAGACCGAAGATACTGGTTCCGATGTTCCGCATCGTCGAAATCGAAAACACGTTCCGGGGAATTGCTCATACCAACGCTCCTTTGGTTTGCTTACTTCTTCTTGGGGGCCTTCGTCAGCACCCCTTCAATGTTGGATGTGGGGCCGCCGGAAGGATTAACCTTCATCCGCATAATCGCGCCGCGCAGCGCGTTGGACCCGTTGCTCGCCGGTGTGGTGGGTCCGGAAGGGAAAGACAGCTTTTCCTTGATGGGGAACTTCTGACTCGGAGGCCCGGCATTCTTGGATACGGGACCCGTGATAGTCGTTGCCATAATACGCCTCCTTTAGCCGATCTGCGAAGAGCCGTCAAACGCCACAAGCTTGGCGGACATGTAGACTTCGATGTTCGACTTCCAGATGTTCTTGATGGCTTCGGTCGACCCGGCGGTAATCTTGTACGCAAGGAATACGGTACCGAAAGCCGGGTCGTAGGGACCCGTGGGCTGCTCGGTATTCGCATCGCGCTTGGCAATGTTGTGGCCGAAAGTGGGCGGAAGATTGGTGAAGTCGGAGTTCAGCTTGGCCATGCCGTAGATGACATCACCTTCTTTCGGGGTGCCAAGCGGGAACTGCGTAATGCCTGCGGCCTGAAGCTCGGCGGCGTGCTCGGCAATCTCGGTATACTTCATCTTGTTCTCGGTGAAATCCCACGCACCGCGCACGGCCACAGGCGTGATGTACACACCGTCCAGCAGAGAGTCGGTCTTGGTCACTTCGAAATAGATGGAGTCCACATAGGAACGGGTCGGAACCCAGTTCGTAAGCAGCAGATCCCCGACGCCCTTCACTTCCTTCAGCATGTCCTGCATGAATTTGTGGGCATCGGTATCGAAAAGGTTCGGCACGAGGGGGTAATGCAGGTTCAGCCAGCCCTGCCCGAAAGCGCCGCACGCATGGGAATTGAACGGAGGCGTGGCATCCATGCGAGGGCCGTCGACAGGCTCCATATAGCGAGCGTAATCGCCCTCGCAATGATACGCTTTAAAATCGGGAGTGCCGCCCCGGAACATGAAAATTTCAGCCATTGTGGTTTCTCCTTAGTTGGTCAGGGGGTCGAAGGTCCAGTATGCCATCGCGATGGCGTCATCGTAGATGACTTCCGCGCCCCAGACGAGGAGGTACTGGTACCGCACGCCGAAGGTGTTGGGGTCAGTCGTAACGAGACGGGATTCGATGATGTTGGAAGCGTAGGCCGTGGCCTTCTTGCTGCCCGCAAGAATGTAGAAGCTCAGAGCGCCGGAAGCGTCCATACGTACCGGTACATGGATGGACTCGATAGGCGTAAAGCCGAAGAGGTCATGGTCCCACATACCGGAAATGATACTGCCGCATTTGCACGACCAGTCGGCATTGGAATACGGGCTCATGGCGAGATAGGTGCGCAGGATGGGCGGCACGATGATGAACATCTCGCCGTCGTCCCAACGGTTCTGCTCGATAAGCGCACGCTGAAGGTTGCCGAGATGGATGACAAGATTCTCCGGCGTCACATGCACAGGAGCCCCGGGCTGGCCGAGGTTGATGTCATGGTTCAGCCCTGCGCCGGTCAGCGAAGTCTTCGGAGATACCTGCGCAATCATGCGGCCCAGAACGAAACGGCGCAACGTCGTCACCGTGGACTGGTACATGGATTCGAGGAGTTTTTCCTCATAGGCCGGCCAACGGTCGCACGCCTGTTTGACGTCCGTGATATCGAACTTGATGTCCTGATATGCGGCGTTACAGATGGTCAGGCAACGCGCCGTAGTGCCCACGGTATTCGGCACAAGCTGCTGGTTCTTCTGATACGAGCGCATGGGGCCGACTTCGGGAGCGTGCATGATCTGGATTTTCTGTGCACATTCCATGACAGGAGCGATGAGCTCGGTGTTGGTGATGCGAGGCAGCCAGTCCTCTTCATAAACCTTGGAAATGATCTTGTCGCTGTACTCGACGCGAGCAAGCGGGGACGCTTCCATCCCGTTAAAACCGCTCGCGCTCTGGAAAATTGCCATGTGTTTTACTCCTTATGCGCGTCCGGCGGCACGGAGCCGCGCAACTTGTTCTCGGTATTGGTCATGTGTCAACTGCCCGGTCTGGAACAGGTCGAGCAAGTCGCGGAGCGTGTACTGGGGAGCGTCCGCCTCGGTACTGACCGCCGCGCCGCTGGCAGTCTGAATAGGAGCTACAGTCATGACGGATTCGGGAGAAGCCGTCTGCTGCTTCAATTGGGTCAGCAGGTCGATAACAAACGCAGTGTTCCCGCGCTTGTACTCGGCGGCTGCGAATTGATCTCGCGTCATGTTGCTATGAGGAGCAATCGGCTGGCTCATGAATTCGCGATAGGCAGGCGTATTCTGCAACTCGAAAAAGTCGGGATGCACCCGAGTAATTTCCCTGTTGCGCGCGTCCACATCGCGCTGCAAAAGCGCATATTCCCGGCGCTGCGCTTCCTCGGCAATCTGCCTGCGCTGCGCTTCGAGGTCCTGCTCCAGCCGTCCGACGAGGTTCGTCTTCGTAGCGCTCAGAACAGCCTTTGCGATTCGTTCGGCGTCTTCCCTGTCGATGGACTGTAGGTCGTCCAACGGCAAGGTCTTAAGCACATCGTCCACTTCCTTGCTGGACAGATTGGCACGCATCTGCTCCTGTTCAGCAAGCAGACTGCGGATAGCCTCTTCCTGCTTCGCGTTACGTTCCGCGAGCGCCCGGCGTTCTTCTTCAAGCCGCTGGAGGACCAGAGGGTCCACATACGGCGTAGGGGCAGGCTGTACAGTTGCTTGAACGGGCGGTTGCTGTACAGGCTGATAGACGGGCTGCTGCGCCGGTTCCACAGGCGTGGCGGCCGTCTGCGGCGTTGACGCGGCATCAGGTGCCGGGGAAGAGGTAGTATTCGCGTTCGTGTCTTCGACAGGTTCCTGCATACGCACCTTGTTGGGATTGTACGGAGGAGTTCTGAATGCCGCCGGAATCTTGGAGACTGCCTGCTGGTCCATGTTCGCTCCTATTGTTTGAACTTCTTCATGAACTGCACAAGGTCCTGATAAGCCGCCGCACGCCCCAACTGCCGCTGCGCAAGCGGTGTGGTCTCCGTATGGAGAAGCGCGTTCAATGCGGTCTTCTCGGCCAGTGCCTGTTCGTATTTCGCGACGGAGTCAAAATACTCCATCAACTCGTCATAAACGCCCGATGCGGCCATCACAGCCATCAGGCGGTTTACACGGTCCTTATCGTCCGGAGTTGGGTACATAACGCAATCCGCTGATGGTATCACGAAGCGGCGAATGCACCGTAGGCTTGCCGGAAGTCACCACCGTAGGAGCGCCCGGACGCGGCGTATTGCCGCCCGGCCTGCCGGAAGTCACCACCGTAGGCGCTCCGGTACCGCGATTGTTGTTTCCACAACGACCACATGCCATTACGCATCTCCTTTGTATCTGAGCCCCATCATGGACTCATAGATATGTCCCGATGCGGGATTCATCCGCCGTCGGGTGTCGCGCATCTGCCGCTCGAAATCCTGCTGGAAAAGGATAGCCTGCGTACGCGCGTCTTTCGGCGCTTCAGACTTCTTCTCCATAACAGGTTCCTTCTTTTTCGATGACATAGGAAAACTCCTTACCCACTTCACGCTTTAGAACGGAATACCGGGGCACACAATCCGTCCTTGCGCATCTCCCAAGCGTCCGGTTCACCGAGCAGGAAAGTGCGCTGGCCGACCACCGTAGTAGGCAGCTCTTCGCCACTGGAAGACCTCACAGGCTCCGCACCGTACACAGCACCATGCGCATTGTGGATGGCCTCGGCCAACGATTTGAGCTGCGCCGAAGAAAGCTTCGCAAGTGCTTCCGCAATAACGACAGCGGAAGCCGCATCGATGCTGGCCAGCATCTCAATCGAACTTGCGGTAATCGTCGAAGCCTGAACGGTAGAGTTTACAATTTGCGAGTTGGTGACGGAAGACTCGTCAATCACGCCGCCTCTCGCAAATTCAAGAGAACAACAAGAATCGCTCATCGGAATCTCCTAGGAGAAGAAAAGGTCCTTGACGTGCGGCGGGAACGCATCAGCGTCGAACATCTCGGCGTAGACCTGTACCTTGCCGATGGCCGTTACGTCATTCAATTCCATACGATAGCTTCCCGGCACCCCAATGATGCCGAGATTATTACACCGTGTCAACTGCCAGCACGAATGAATGGACGTCACCACTTGGTCGACAATTTTATTTTCCTGTATGTCGCTCATGCGGAAAACCCAATCACAGGCCGTAGGCTTCAACAACGGTATGTAGTCGAAAATCAGACGCCGGATACAGACTGCCTGCGACGACACGATTTCCTTCTGGTCCACCCGCACCTTATGCTTGGCAAGACCGCTTGCAAAAAGAACACAGACCTTTCGCGGCGCGACGTCGAAAACGCTGGAAAAAACCGTCTCGTTCGTCGCTTCATAAAGAGGAACAGCACTCATAGGAAACTCCCGAAAATGAAACCGATTACCGCTCCATACAACACACCGCGCACCGCATTACAGCACACGCAACCATTCTGCTTGAAAGGAAAAAGCCAATGAGAATACAACCAGTTATAGATAGTATTCTCGGGCTTTTCTATCTCAGTGCCATAATAGTAGCCTTCACAGAAATTGATATGATCTACGAAGAATGCGCAGAATTTATAGAACCACGTCCCTTTCTGCGGCTTCGGCGTATCCCACAACATCACGATTCGCCTCCATTCACATCCGCCATAACACCTTCTCCTTCCGGAGATGGTGGCGCGGGATTCGGGTCAGGACCCGCCGTCACGCCAGTTACTCCAGCTCCGGAGGGCGTCGGCGCGCCAGTCGCACTAATGACATCATCCGGCACACCCATACTGCCCAAAAGCTTCTTCAAACTCCATGCAAGCACAGGTGCGACATTGATAACGCCGTTCAATGAAGCTCCGGCAGAACCGACAAGCTGCAATATCTCCATCGCGCTCTGCTTCTCCATCTCTTTCTGAAGAAGCCCTTCCGCGCCTTTCGTGATAATCTGCGAATCGCCCTTAACGTCTTTATCCTGTGAATACAACATGTTGTAATTATACAGGAGCGTTCCGAGCGGTTCAAACACATCCGTCGTCAGATTACTTACAGCCGCATGGAAAGCCTTCGTCGCGTTACCCTGCAACATGGACATCCCGCGGAAAGTGCGCATCGCACCAGACCCCACCGCTTCGCCATGCAATGCCGCCGGGATGTTCGTCACCCGGTCACCGATCTGCATGAACATCTCCATCAGCTGCATGTACGCGGGGATATTCGAAGGAATATTGAAAAAACGGAGCGCAGGCTGCTGCTGGTTGCTCACATCGCTATCGGCCAAATACATCATGCCCGGCACCACATTGCCGAAATCACCCTCGGACATGTGCTTGATGAGCCGGTTGTAATCAGCTTCACAGAGCGGTGCAGAAGCGTTCGCCGCGTTGCGCATAAGATACCGCAAGCTGGCCTGATAAGCGCGCTCTACATCCCGTAAACGCTGCGCAATGCCGTCACCGGCAATGCGGTCGCCGTTCGTCCGGTAAAAACTTGTGGTATAAATGGGACGAGTGTCCATTCTCGGGTCCCGATTCACCTTAATCATGATGACCTTATGCCCGGCCATCGCAATCTCGCAGTTATAGAACTCGTCGTCGTCAAGTCCGGTCAGTTCATAATTGGACAACTCCCGCCCGGAGAGTACACCGTAATGCGTGAGTACCTCGATGGGCGAAACGTTGGAACTCCACAGAGAAAGATTCCGCTGCGGGGAATCGGGAGCGCGACTGAGCCACTGGAGATTGAAGTCAACGTTGCTGTCGCAATCTTTCAACAAATCCAGCACGTTCTTCGTTATGTATGAGGGAAGCTTGGTCGCGTCCAAAAGCTGACGCCGCGTCCAGAGCGTCCTTGTAAAAACACAGGAACCGCGCTGCGTGTCAGGCGAATCAGGAGAATAGCAGAAATCGAACGGACTGACCGCACGAAAAGCGGGAAAGACCTCCGTGCTCATACGTGGCTTATGTCTGCCCCAAATAAGCTTCGGTGCTCGTACGATGTAAGGTCCGGTAAAAACAGCGAAGGGATAAACCGTAAAATACTGAAGAAAATCATTCAACGCCCGATTGAAACCGCCCTCGGCACATTGGTCCTCGATGAGGTACATCATGGCCGTGGCCGATCTCTCGGCCTTTTCCTGCTCTTTGCGCGCCTGCATCCGCTTCAATTGCTGAATGCCTGCAATCATACTCGGGCCGTCCATATACTGCCCGGAAAAGAACTCACGCTTGAGTTCATCAAGGACCGCATCCTGCGCATCAGGAGACAACGTCGGACGCGGCGTAGGCCGGATAACCCACGGTAACTCGGAACTCCCCCCAATAAGGGAATCGCGCAGATACGCCATCGCCGTGCCGGTCTTCAGAGCCGTCATGTTGATAACAGCATCGACGCCCAAAGTAGCAGCCACTTCCTTGTCCGCGCAGGAAAGCACACCATTCTGCTGTTGCCAGCATTCTTCGAGCACCGTGCGCAGGCTCTTACCATTCACCTGTTCGCTGGACTGCCACGAGACGGCACCGTTGAAACGACGCAAAACTTCCCGCGCCAACGGATCTTCAGCCTTGGCCGGAATATCTTCAATCTCTTGCAACCACTTGATGCTATCGTTGCTTTCGTCGCTCATGATGCCGCCTAAAGAATTTTGCTGAGGACTCTACGCTTGCTCTGAATACTTTCAGATAGCCGTTGCACTTGCCTTGAATCAGTCCTCTGTCCTTGGTTTATAAGTAAAGCCGCGTATTGTAAAGCATCATGGACGTGGGAAACCTCATTTTTCTCGGGCGACGGCGTATAAGCTTCTCCCGCCGACCCGGACGCCCGAAGCTTCCTATAACGATATTCATGTTGAAAGCCTTTAACCAACAGCTTGCATGTCGGATTCACAAGCAACCCACCGGTATCTACATTCAACATATGCTCCACGACCTGAATACGCAATTTGGGGCTGTTCGATATCTCCGTCACCGCAACAATACCCAATTCCTCAAGCCTGCGCTTCGGCGTGATCGCCTGCCACGAATCACGAGTATTGCTCGGGTCAATGGCCGCTACGACTTCATTGGTCGAGTACTTGGTGCGCAGAAGCGGTACAAGCATCCCATAGAGGAAATTCTCAAGCCCTTCGCCGTCGGCGTAAAGCTCGTCAAGCACGCACCACTTGCCATTTTGATTCTGCAAGATGACGGCGGCCGGATGAATGCCGGACTGGTCCATGCCGATGATGACATTATGGAATGCCAGCGGCTGTATCTCGACGTCCGCCACATGTTTGCCCGTACGAAAATCAGGATAGACAGGCTTGCCATCAATGATGGGCACGTCCAACATGCAATATAGATTATCGACGACGTCCGTCCGCCCCTGCTTGAGCCATGACCGAATCTGGTTGTCGTAATACCGCATCCCACGAGACTCGGCCGGGAAGTCTTCAGGATCGCCCGGTTCCTTCGAACCGAGATTACGAAGATTCTCCGCATTCGGATTCATCTCGTATCGAGTTCCGTTCTCATCGGAAATCTTGAACGCGGCTGGAGGCTGCCGGAAAAGCTTCCAATTGTCCTCCGGATTGTTCATGTACTCATAAAGCCACGACCCCGATTCCGGCATATTGAAATCCATGATGACGCCGCCCCACGAGATGCCGCCCATATCCGCAGGAGGAAAACGCCCGACACGAGCAAGGACGAACGACATGACTTCCGGGCAGATACTCGTCGCTTCGTTAATCCATGCGAATGTCCAGTTCAACGACCGGACGCGGGGCTCGTCCTGCGGCGTGCGCAACGCGAGAAGCTGGAGCTCCAGATTGACCGTGGTACCGTCAGCTAAAGGAAACCGATAGACGCCCATCATGGGCGACCCGGCCATGTTGATATCGCCGTATCCCTGCGGCATGACTTCAACAAGCGACCGCCGCGTGGTTGAGAGCAGTTCCGGATACGTCGAACGGACGATGCCCGCCCGTGAATACCGTACGCCATCAGGCGCTGGAGCCTGCGCGCAGGCGTAAGTCAGAACATCCACAGCGCAACAGCAGGACTTGCCGGAACCAAAAGGCCCGCACAGCATCTTCACTTTGGCGTCGCACTCGTGGAATTCTTTCCCCGTAGGGGACATGACATAGTTAAACATCCGTGGCCCCCTCCACTACCTTGAGGTGGTCGAGCTTCGGATTACTGAGGCCCTGCGGCACGGGAAGATTCACACCAACGTTTGTCTGCACATTGACCGTAGCTTCCTTGCCTTCGTTCATCAATCCGCTCGACTTCAGCAAAAGTTCAAGAAGTTTCAATGCTTCCTTCGCCTCTATCGCGCCACTGATGGCTTGCGTATAAAGATGCTCAGAAAGAGCTTGCGCGAGCGTCTGCGAACGATAAACATGCGCCGCTTTGTTGCCGAGCGCGCGCATGTCCTGCATGGCCGCCTTGACCATGACCTGAAATTTGGGGGTAGTCAAAAGCCGACAAAGCGTCGGCTCATCTATATCGTAAGCAGAAAAAATCTGCGAAAGGTCTGTGATGGGAGAACTCGGCGCATTCATAATCGCCAAGTCCTGTGCCAAGGAAGGCCACCGCGCAGGCGACAACGAATTCTGCATAGCTGCCTCCTTACTGCTGCGGCTCAGAATCGTCCGCCTCACTCGCCAGTACGATGGTGAGAAGCTGCGCACACAGCGTCTCAAGTACGGATACCGGGACATGCTGCCCCCGAACTACCGAAGCTGCCCAAGGCATCGCGCCTTTCACGGCAACAGAAAGCAGTTCGGGGGCAGTCTGAAACTGACGGTCGTATTGCTTGGCCCTTTTCAACAGACGCTTCGTTACGTCGAATTCCGTTTCGGTCGACCAACTCATGATTCATTCCCCTCCGAAGCTTGTTCCGGCTCGGTGGCCGCACAGAGAAGGTCATGCCCCCATGTACGGTCCACAGTTTCATCCTGCTTCTTGCTCTCTTCGTACGCCTGCCCAATCAGCAGATTAAACAGCGTCTGCGCCCGGCTGCCTTCAGTTCCGAAAACAGGCTCGGCCACATAATAGAGAAGCTCGGCAGGCTTGATCTGCGCAAGCCCGGCAATCGGCTGCGGGTAAATACGTACCCCCAACAGCATCCTGTCCATCGTCACCACATCCCCATTCTGAGGCTGCGCCGGGATGACGATATTCAACGTCGCCAGATAGAAGGGGTTATCCTGCCCCGACAGTTTCACGGCATCACACGTATACCGTACGACTTTCGAATGGCTGAGGTCCGGTTTCACCATCACAGGATTCGCCGGGTCGTATATGAGACGCCACTTCATGTTCTCAAACACGAGCTCGGATGGGAAAATCTGTCTGTATTCAGAGGCCATAGCATACGCTCCTTATGCTCAGGCTTACTTTTCGGCGCAGAACATCATGACTGCCGCCAGAGTATGCGTCGCTTCCTTCAGGAAATGCTCCACACTCTCCGCCTTTTCAATAGCAGTCATGAACTCTTTACCTTCCATGCGGATGATGTCCGCAATCTTGCCTTCCTTGAGATACTTATCCCATGTCTTGGGAGGATTTTCGACGACTTCGGCAGCATCGAGGATAAGTTCGGGCATGATGCGTTCGGCCCCGGCGACGACTTCTTCAAGTCCTTTGTCGCGTTTGGAACCACCCTTGCCCATACGTTCAAGCTGCTCGCTGAGCCGCTTGATTTCGTGCTTGAGATGCTCGACCGTTTCATCTTGGCGTCCGCCGCCTTCGTGAGCACGCAAATACCCAAGCTGACGAGGTTCATTGCGTCCTTCATCATCGACGAACCGCATGGTGTCTTCGGGGGAATACCCGCCGCTACGCATGAAATTGCGGCCTTCGCCTCGACTCTCGTACTGAGATTCGTTGCGGGGTTCTCCCCGCCGCGACTCATCCCGGCTACCTCCTCCGCCGCCATTCTTGCCCCGTGAAATCACAAGACTGATAGGCATGTGCTTCTCCTTAAAGAGAGGATTTAGGCGGATGCACCGCCAGAGGAGGCCGGCGTGCGGTCACGAAGCGCTGCGAGAATGAGCGCGGTCTGGCCCTGCATTTCATTGCGGGTCTGCTGCGCATTGCCTGCGGCAAGAGCGGTATTGAACTGGAAGGCTTCGAGCTGAGCAATCTTGGCATCCTTGGCCGCAGATTCACGGAGAAGCTGTTCGCGGTCAAGCTGGCTGATAAGCGCACGGGTCTTGTCCTGTTCGTCACGGATGGTGGCACGAGTGGCGCACCCTTCAGCAAGAATGACTTCGCGGGTCTGGCAGCCCTGCCGTTCGATGTTTGCATTGGTCGTGCAGCAGCAGTCTTTCTGGGAACTCACGATATCGAAGGTATTCCTCATGCCCTGCATCTCGACGGCATGAGCGGCATTGAGCTGAGCAATCGTGTTGTCCTTCTGCTGAATCTGGCCGTTCAGACCGGTCGTCAGAACAGCCGCTTCCGTCCGGCACTGGCCCTGCGACAGCTGGCTGCCAAGGTTCGCAATCTCGGTGGCGATACCACCGAATCCCTGACAAATCCCCTGCCCGATCTGCTGCGTCTGGATAAGCTGATCACGACCGATGCCGTTAACGTCGGTACGCATGGTGGTCAGCGTGTCCATGACGAACTGGTCGTTGTTGTTGCAGCAACCGCCACCGCCATTCCCGCAGCACCCGTTATTATTTCCACGCCCCCAAGCGGCACCGGCGGCACCACCGGTAGCGGCACCAATAAAATCGCCCCACCAATTGTTGCCGTTATCGCCACTGTTCAGCGAATAAGAAACCGGAAGACCTTCCATAACTGGAAACTCCTATTTATAGGTTATTGAATATATACGCAGGTAGCAAACAATGATCGATTTACGGCTGCTGTACCATAGCCGCCAAATTCACATCGCCTTCCACCTTCGTACCATCAGTCATTGTGAGCGTCAGCTTGATTACCCACGGGTCGGCGATCGTATTGGTTCCGGTCAACGTGCCGGAAAGGGACTCCACCGTGGGAGGCAACGCCACTTCCACAAGGGGGGACTCTATAGGCGCGCCGCTGTCCATCGTGGCCGTGGTCTTGGCCGTCAGGTACTTGACACCTTCCCGGTCCTCGAGGGCAAGCGTATCAGAGATCGCCGCCAGCGTACGCGGCATAGGTACCTGAACCTTCTCGGCCGTGGCCACAATCTTGATGCCGTCGCTCTGCGTTACTTCCGCCTCGACCTGCATACTCGTGACCGCAGGACCGCTATCAGGCGTCTCCGTCGTAAATACCGGAGTCGTCTTGACCGCCGTCACCACCACGTCGTCAGGAAGCTGTACTTCAGCCGCCGTAGCATTGACAACGGACGTGTCCGCAAGCGTCGATGCGGAATCAACCTTGAGGAACCGATGGCCTTCCTTCTCGGCAATCGTCGGCGTCGTGGTGTACGACTTAAGCACCGGGACACGAACTTCAGAAGCGAGCTTTTCTTCGCGGCCGATGATTTCCACCGAGCTCTTGTCATCGTCCCATCGCGTCTTCAGCGTCGCAGTCAGCTCGTGCTCGGCATTCACGCCGAGGAAGAGGTCAGTTTCATCCGGCTTGATATAAAGCTCGGCTTCGTTCGTATCAGCATCGACGACGATATTGCCTACGGCATCAGCCGCTTCGCTGAGATTGAATCTGACAATGGGGGGCGTGCCAGCACCCGCATCCCTTTCTACCGCCGTAAAAGGACCGGAGAAACGGAACGTATCCACGACCTGACCATCGAAACCATTCAGCACCATGTCCGCAGCGGCAAGCGTTTCGGCGACGGAGGCGGCAGTAAATTCGAGCTTCGACCCAAGCGTCGGGCAAGCCCGCTCATCAGGGTCAGGGACAAGCCCAAGAATCTTCTGCTCAGGGTCAAGATTGACCGCCACCGCACGCACCTCGGTCCCATCATGGGTGAAGTGCTTGGTGAGCGTAATACCCTCGCAAACCGCCACCTCGAACTGCTTGCCGAGGCTCTCGGGGTCTTCGGTAATCACAAGACCCGGACCGGCAAGGTCGGTAAATCCGGCCTGCAAACATCCGGCCTCGTCAAAGGAAAGCCCCGAATCACGCGGCGCAAGCTTCACATTGACCGCCATGTCGTGAATCTCAATGCCCTTACCGGACGTATACACATCCTTCAGGGACGACATGTCCACGTAGGTGTTCACGACCGTACCGTCCGACTTGCGGAAGGTGAAGTGCAGATACCGACCCTCAGGCTGGCCGACGGGATTGTCTTCAAGCGTCACGCTCTCCAAGATGGAGGTCGCCGTCGGAATAGACACGGAGGCGGTGACGGCGTTGTGGGTGTCGAGCAAATCCAGACGCCCCGAGAGCGCATCGTAGCGCAGCCCAAGCTTGAGCATAAGCTTGTTGGCGTTGCTGAGGACAATGAGGTTATCCGGCAGGCACCCGTCACCACGGTCGATGATGGAAGCCGGAAGTACAATAAGCCGCCCGGAGTCGTCGACCGTGATGCAGTTCGCGGCATTGGCCGAGGAAACGGTGGCCGCCGTCACCTTGAGCTTGTTCGCCGCGTCGGAGGCAATCATGTTCCCGGCATCGGGAGACACGACGTCCGTATGGAGCAGGAGGGCGCTATCGTCCGCGCGGTCTTTGGTAATGAGGTTTCCCGCCTGCTCAGAAACGATAGGCGGAATCTTCGGCAACAGACAAGGATTCAGAAGAATCTTCCCGTCTGCGCCCGTGGTAAGAGGGTTGCCCGCCGTATCGGACAGGATATCCGAACCGGAGATGTAGAAGCCGCCGTCGTTGCCGTAACGGAGATAGTTGTTCTCGTCGGCGGAAAGCTCACGCGGCTTTACCGCAAGCTTCCTATCCGTTCCGAGCTCAAGAATACTGTCTCCGTCCGCCGAAACGACGTCGGAAAGCCGCAACATCAACGCGCCGTCACCGCCAAGCTTCAGCGCGTTGTCCGCATCGCCCGAAAGCGCGTCGGCAGCGACAGCCGAAAGGCCCTTATCGACATCGTTCTTGAGCAGAGACTTTCCCTGCACAGACGAGTCAACCGGGATGAGCGAGGGCTTCAACGTATCCCCGTCTCCCGCTGGCCGATGGCTGTCGTTTTTGTAGACCAAAGGATTGATTTTCGCCATTCTGTAAAGATCCTCACATTCGCCCGTTCGTTGAATTCATTACCACGCGGCTGATACAGAGTCAACCGCGTGGTGCCGTAACCGTTACTTATTCAACTCAGTATAGACTTCAGGCCAGTCGTACACCAAGCGCTCGACCGCCTGTACATACGCCGCGCGCAACTGGCGCAACGATACCTCCCGAACCACATTGTCCGACATGACCCATCGCACCACGGCGGAATCGGGCTTGGCATCCAACTGCGCCGCGAAAAGGACCGCGTTCATGCGATAAATGGAATCGAGAGAGGCATCGAATTCGAGCCCGTCGATTTCCACAACCGCAGAAGACACCGACAATGCACGGCGTTCCTTTGCGTGCCGCAATTCCGGCGGCGACTGCCTCCCCTCCCTCTCGCTCTCATAACTGCTCTTGCAATGCTCCCTCTGCCAAAAGAACAGCCCGTCCACCACGCGCCGGGGCCACGCTCTCACCCCGTCTCGCGCCCAGCGGTAACAGCGCGAGGACAGGGTTTCGTCCGGCCAGCCACCAAGAAGCGTATTGAGGAGCTGGTCGACGGCGATCAACGTTCGCTTTCCGTAGGTCATGCGGCTTCAACCTCTTCCGGCGTGGTCGCGGCCTCCACAGCCGCCTTGCGTTCCCCGCCGCGCTGCATCGTCCCGTTCTTGTGCTTCATGGCACCGCCAGCGTAGAGCGCGAGGAAGCCCGGCGCGTCGAACGTCAAACGCTCAAGCTCATTGTCCGGCACCGTGTAGGCATTCCACATCACTGAGTCGGGCAGGCCCGGCATCCCCGCCTGTTTCATGATGCAGACGTTCGCCGTATCCGCAAAATTCTGCTGGTCAAAAGAGTCATAGCTGAAATGATAGGTCACCCCGTCCACGGCATAGTCGAACCCGGCAGCAATGGCGGCGGACGTTTCAGCGTCGATCCGTGCTTTCTTCGCTATTTTCAGTTCATCCAGCGTGGGTACATAAGGCTTTTCTTCGGTCACGCATTCGGGGTGCGCCTCGGCGTAGGCGAACACGGCGTCCCATTCCTCCGCGAATTCGGCGGCGTAGGGATAGACGTGGTAGGGCATACCGTTCTTTGTGATGACGTATGAATCATCAGCGGTTCGGTGGATGATTTGTCCGTAATCCATATTTTCCCCTTATGATACTCTGATAGCAATGAAACGATTAGAGATACTGGTTCCACCTGCAACAACACCGTTAGCGGCAGCATCGTATCCCCAAGAAAAATACTTCCACGTTCCTCCTTGAGGCACTGCGGAATTATCACCAATAGCAACATTAGGAGTATATATGCACCAGTTTGCCGCACCAGCAGAGATAACGCTGGGACTACAAGGCTGCATGTCAGATCCGCCAGTCGGTAAACACCACACGTATAAGGGGGATTGCTCATACGGAGTGCTTCCCCACTTTACGTGCCCCCAACCAGTAACAGCGAGAGCTTCAGAAGTGTTAGCTACCTGCGCACGGTCTGCCAACGCAGCTTGTGGAGCCTTTATCGTTCCCCCTGCTGTTGTTACGATGTTTCCAAGGTCAGTGCTGTCAGCCTGCGCCTTGAGCCCGCTCGCGTTAGTAGCCCAACCTATGTAGACTTTATTGGTACCTTGCCCCGTTCCGCCGCCCTGCTGCACGGGCGTAAAACCAAGGTTTGCCTGCTTTCTGTTCGCCAGATCATAGGCCGTCTTTACGGCCTTGGCGGACGCCGCCGTCGTCGAATCCGCCAGACTCACGCTGTTCGAAATCTTCGTGAGCGCGGGCTTGTACTCCCCGCCTCCGGTCAGAAAGCTTTCCTGTTGTCCGGCGGCTGCGGGCGGCACAAGGCCGCTCGTTCCGGCGGTCGATGCCGTCGCGCCTTCGTACTCGGGCACAGAGATGGTGCCGTTAGTGACGCGAATGCCGTCACCAACTTTGTTTCCTGAAAGCAACTGTTGCCAAGCGCTCCATGTCGTTCCTGTCGAATCTTGAATAGTCCTCCACGTAACCGCGCTACCGGATATCATGATCTGAAAGATGCGCCCATTCTGTCCCGGAATACCAGCTACAATAAGAGAACCGATGGAAGCTCCGGAGATATTGAGAGGCAAAGAAGGACCGTTAGTGGGATTCCCCGTTATTCTATAGTTTCCCGGAGTTGTAAGCGTATTAAAGTCCAGATTTGGCATCTCTTTAGCATCTCCAATCTGTCCCCGTGCACTGGCCATATC